TGTAATATATAAAAATAGCTCCCTAGTTCGTCCGCCGACGAGGGAGCTATCAACACAAAAACTAAACTAGACACAATTTTGAGAATCCAGTATTATGCTTTGTATATCAATTATATAGTCCTGCTTTTTTTTATGGTTCGACCATAATTCGACCATTTGATGTTTTATGTACTATCAAGATTTCTATATTTCATATTTTATATTACTTTAAATATTATATTTGCGCATTGTCAAACTAAAATAGTGCGTTTATGAAATCGTTATTAAAAAATGTCCTAAGAAGGATAAGTAAAAAACAATCTTCTAAAGAAGATAATGCAACAGCCTTTTATCCCCAGTGTTGTGCAAAAGTGGATGATTCCGCTCGTATGCGTATAAAAATGTCTTATGACCAAAATGTAAAAGAAACTATATCAAGCTTGAAAACACTTGCTAATGATATGTCTAGTGGCTTTGTTACTTTTAAAAAGTTTCAGACTAGGCGTTATCAATACAACCCGGATGCAGATGCAACTCTATATGCTTCAAGACTGCTTCGTGCAGCTTCTATATTGGAGTTCCTATTAACTGATCCTGATAATAAATCTTAGAGATTCATTTTTTCAGCTAGAGCAGAGAGCCCTATCAGTAGTTCAGTTATATTTTTGGCTTTTCCGACAACATCATCAACTTTCGCTGCTGTATCAGGGCTTAACTCCTTTTCTAATCGTTCTAGCTGCATTTGAAATGTATCAAAACTTAATATATATAAGTCTCTTTCAACAGTGAATCCCCCTTTTTCTGCAAAATTGAATATTTCAAAATTCAACGTAAGATATTCAATACCATATCCTTTATAGTCAATAAATCTCCTATTTTTGAACTCCTCTAAAACTATTTCATATTGTTCTTTACTGATCCTAAGGTCTGGTATATCTTTATAATTTAGTTTAGCTGTTCTTTTCCCGTTTGCTACAACCAAAATATAATTTAATACTTTATCCTTTTCTTCAGCTGTTATAACTAAAGGATATTCTCTTTCATCTTTTGGGGGTACAGTTCTAATTGGGCGCATATTTGAAAAAATATTTATTCTATTGTTTATATAGTTTCATTCTAGTATTACTGTAATACATTATATCTTTTTCTATTTCGCAGGGAATTGTTAAATTGTCTTTTTCTACTATTAGATTCACAATATTGTCGTTTATAGAGTATTTACCTGATACCGTTTCTTTCCATTCATATTCTAAATCCTCATTATCATCTGCAACATTATATATTGTGAAAGATTTCAAGTCAAAAGATATAGCAAAAAAAGATCTTAAATAAGGAGTGCCTTCTTCAAAAGACAATCGAGTTTTTCCGTACCAGTCTTTTGCAGAAGTCCATGTTGTTCCTGCTAAATTAATACTGTCATCAGAGCATGAATTAAATATAAGCACAAATAAGAAGGATAGTATTAAAAATCTTTTTTTCATACGTATATAAGTTTATCCTACATTTCGTTCATTTTTCAACATAGTCAGTTCTCCTTTGGCTTTTTTAAGTTCTTCTGTGAGTAACTGATTCGTTTTAGTTTGTTCGGTGATTATACCTTGCAAGGTAGTGATCGTATCTACCAAGCGTTTCATTTGTTCTATGTTTGGGTCAGGTGTTACTTCTGAAAGTAGCATTTGACCTTTTCCGCGAAGTAACCACTCAGCAGAAATATCTTCATAGGTTAGTAGAATTGAAGTTAATACCTTAGCGGAAGGTTCTGTTCCACGTTGAAACATTGATGCTATTACAGATTGTGTTACACCAATTCTTTTCGCAAATGCGCTATCTGTAATGCCGGCAGACAGAATTATTTCTCTAATTCTTCCATTAATAGTGTTGTTATTTGTCATAAATCCAATCAATCAAAAGTTAATAAAACGCAAATGCGATAAAATAAAAAGTTTTTTGTTTTTAAAATAACGCAAATGCGATTATATTTGCATCATAAATCAATCAATCATACAAACATACAAAAAATGATTGATAAAACCAATTAAAAAATAACGATTATGAGCTACAATTTATCACAAATAATGAAGTCTGCACACCGCAATTACAAGAAGGGTGGAAAAACATTTTCAGAGTGTTTAAAATCTGCATGGAGCTTTGCAAAACTCCAAGAAAGTTTCTCACCGGAAGCAGTGAAATCAAGAACTGATAAATTTTTAGCTGAAAGACATGAAGCTATGAGCAAGACTGCCAAAGCTACACCTAGCAAGGAATATAATAACCTTAATATTCCCGCTTCCGCTTACTACAACCCAAATAGTACTCATTACGGTGCACATTACGTCGGAGATTAATCAAATTATACAACAATGGATAAAAGAACCGAACTAGAAATACAGCGAGACAAATATGAAGCTGTGATTGAAGAACGAGACGCGTTGATCAGCTCTTTGAGAGGTGAAAATGAAAAACTCAAACGAGATTTAGAATCAGAACGTGGATTTTATAGAGAGAAAGTTTCCCAATGTGATGATTTGAAGAAATTTATTGAATCGCAACGAAACTTAATGGACATAGTTTTGAAGAACAACCAAAGTATTCTCTAACCCTCACTAAAGTCAAACCAAACCGCCGGTTATCCGGTACCCAGTCCGGTCTTTGAGCCTGCCCTTGAAGGGAGACTGGGAACAACAGAGAAGAGTTCTTTGACATTGTGGAACATATATGGCTTACGTAGCAGGAATATGAAGCCCGTGAGGGTAGGTAGTTAGGCTGTAGTAAGACGGTGGTTTGGTACACCGGTGTAGAGCCGTGGTTAGCAATAAAAGCGAGGTTCAAAAATTACCCTGCAACCGAATAGCAGAGGATTTCGGTAAGTATATAGATAGAATTAAAATGAATAACATATAAGAGCGATGTAGCTCAATTGGTTAGAGCGCTGTGTGTGGTGGATGGTTGAGAGTTCGAGTCTCTCAAGAAATACTCTTAGCTTAACGGAAGAGCACCACAAGCAGAGGTCGGCGGTTCGAATCCGCTCATCGCTTCAATGTTTAATTAAAGAATATAGAGTTATGACAAGGTTTTTCCAGTTTGTAATAGTTGGAATAATATTAGGAGCGGTGCTTATGTTACTCGCTTCTATTGTTTCTTCGTGTTACTTTTTTATTACAACATTTACGTTGAGTGATTTTGAAGAAAGAACAGCTTCATTTGTTCTCGGTGCGGTAAGTGCTCTATTTACATACGGAATGTTCCGGATATTAATGAATGCCTTACAAGCATTTTCAGATAAGTTGGATGCAATAAAAAAGAGATATGAAAGCAATAATTGAAATTAAAGATGTCGCCTTTCGAGAGATAGGCGACATCAATAGGGGAAGAGGTAAACCTATCAGGGATTGCGTGAAAGTATTTGAAAGCTACAAGGTGATAACTTTCTTTGGCATTCCCATTAAGCGAATTGCCCATAGATTGAATGATTGGGATCCTGAAGAATCGACTTCAAACTCTCATAAGCAAGAGTGATTGTTAATGGCGGTGTTCCATCAATGAAATGTAGGATACACTGTTTTCTATGGTCCTCAATTTTAATAACACATCCTAGATTGATAAGGATGCATTTACCGTTTTCGGTAATCTCAATAAATTTGTTCATTTTCTTGTTTTTTGATTTGACACTTCAAAAATAAGAAAATACCCCGTTCCTTTTTTATTAGCGAATAATCTTGGAGCGGGGAAAACTATTAACTAATTAATAATCAGTATGGAAAAGGATATTCAGAGACGTAACGTAATTGATGTATTACGGAGTATGGATGTTGGTGCAATAGAAGTATTTCCTATCGTTCAGAAACCGTCTGTAACTAATACATTGAATGCTCGGCTTTATAAAGAAAAAGCTGAAGGAATGGCTTGGAAAACAAAGTCAGATGTAAAAAATATGCAGTTTATAGTAACCAGAATTGCATAACTACCTTGCTTGTTGAGATGATCAGAGGTGAAATGGCTGAAATATTGCTAGATAATATTCTCCGTCTGTTTTCTACAGAAACGTTTGGAAAAGATAAGTCTGCGTATTATGTGGGTGGGGAAAAGAAATTGATGAATCTTATAGAAGCGGGTAAGATTGAAAGTGATAAGCCCACTAATGTCCAAAACGGCAAGTGGCATTGTAATGCTGCTCAAGTATTACTTCATTGCCGATGTGCGGGAAGGAAAGTTAAATCTAAAAAACGGAAGAAATGAAAAAGATTAAAGTGATACAGTATGTCATGATATTCATTGCCTTATGGACAACACTGTATCTTATAGATAGCATTGAAGTTAGCAAGAAAGAATTTATTGCTGCTTTTGTATTGGTGACTGTCGTATCAGTGAATTATATCTGTTTTCGATACTACGAAGATAGGAAACAAAATAAAGATAGCCTGTGAAGGTCTGCATTGCTTAATTTTAGTATTTGTCATGTTTATTTAGCCCGGTTCGCCGGGCATCTGCCGGGGTAGCTCAGGTGGTTAGAGCGCATGGCGTACATTCTTGGGAGAAAAACAGAAAATTATAGGGCGTTAACTATGTTTCCAATGGTGTACTAGAAGTCGTTACATGAGGTCAGCGGTTCGAATCCGTTTCCCGGCTCAACTCAATCAGAGTTAAGTAACCCGTGAGGGGGAAAATTATGTTTGTATCAATAACAATCAATCAATGTAGCCAGAATCGTCTGGCTACGAATTGAAGGAATGGCGGAATTGGTAGACGCAAGTATGCAGATAGATTGAAGAAAGTCATACATAGGTAATCTATCATCCCGGTTCGAGTCCGGGTTCCTTCACAGAGAATTTTTCTTTTTATGTTTAACTAATGTTGCCAGCGAAAAGGACGCTGTAGGGTTAAAGTCCCTGTTATTTGAGTTTTAATTGTTCTATACTATTCCGGTGTGCTTTGAACGGCTATCCGGAAACAAGAAGCTCGTGAGAGTGAATTGATTTTCTTCAAATTTCTAAATTTAAAATTGAGCCACATCACGGGTTGGTGTGGCAACAAGGGGAGGTATTCTCAATGGTAAAGAGAGCATAAAGAAAGCGTACGAAGTGCTTTATGTATTGCATTTGCAATTATTTAGGTTCGACTCCTAAACTGCCCCACAAAAGCTCGTGAGAGTGCTATTTAATAGTTAATGTCGTGTTTTATTTTGTGTTTGTGTTCTAGGTGAATGGTTCGTGAGAATAGTTCACTTAAAACGGATGGCTGGTGTAATTGGCAGCATACGCAGGTATGCGTGATGTGGGTTCGAGTCCCACGCCATTCACATTTCTGATCCTATTAAATTATAGTAGTTCATGAGTTTTGTTTTGTGTTTGTGATTGGGGTGTATGGTCTGTGAAGATAGTGCACCTTTTTAATTAATCGGGCGGATATGTATATCGTTGGCTGAAACTGCGGTGAGGTGCACCAATATTCCGTGAGACCGGTTCGACTCCGGTTCCGTCCACTAGCATTTACATTATGTATAAATCAGGGAGCCGTACACCCTTCAAGCGTAGCCGTTCCATAAGGTACATTGGATTATTCATTTTCTTATTTTTCTGCCTGTACAATACCGTACAGGCAGTTTTTAACTACTTGAAAATGGCGTTAAAATGGCGAAGTTTCTGTTTGTTAAACTTGTCAATAACGATTACCTTTACTGATGTAATAAACTAAAAGTCAAACCATTAAATTAGAATTATGACAGCGAGAAAAAACACTGTATCAACGGTTCAGAATGAAGAGAAGAAGAAAAATTCTATCAGACCGCTTCTAGCTTCTGAAATTGAATGTAGGGTTGGTACTATGAAACCGGACGGTTCGGGCTGCTCCTTGCTATTATACAAGGATGCTCGAGTAGACATGAGAATACTTGATGAAGTGTTCGGAGAAATGAACTGGAAACGGCACCATGATGTCGTTAATGGGAATCTATTCTGTACGTTATCCATTTGGGATAATGAAAAGAAGGAATGGGTGAGTAAACAGGATGTTGGAACAGAATCCAGCACAGAAAAAGAGAAAGGGCAGGCTTCGGACGCTTTTAAACGTGCAGGATTTAACTGGGGAATTGGGCGTGAACTTTATACGGGTCCTTTCATTTGGATTCCACTTGAGAAAAATGAAGTATATCAGAGCAAAACAGGTTCTCCTGCTCTATATACCAAATTCAGTGTGAAAGAGATTGGCTATAACGAGCAAAAGGAGATTATTCTACTTGTTATTGTGGACAATAAAAACCGTGTTCGTTTTGCTTATGGTAATACAAAGGAAAAAGTATATGCTCCCAATGTTTCTGCTTCAAACGCTTCGGGCAAAGTATATACTGGTGTAGACCTGGATCGTGCAATTAAACAAATGACTGGTGTTAAAAGCCGCGAAGAGCTTGAAAGAGTTTGGGCTGAACATCCTGAACTTCACAATAATAAGGAGTTCAGAAACATAACTATTGACATGCAGAAAACATATCCCCCTAAAAATTGATAATAATGATAGAATTAGTGAAATCCAGTGTGGTTTTCAATGAGGAAAACCACACTTATATGCTTGGTGAAAAACAGTTGCAAGGTATAACCGGTATGATTAGCCGGCAGTTGTTCCCTGACAAATATAAAGATGTCCCAGATTTTGTGTTGAAGAGAGCTGCTGAGAAGGGGAGCCTTATTCATGCTCAATGCCAGTTTGTTGATGCAACAGGCTTACCGCCTGAAAGTATTGAAGCAGAGAATTATTTGAAAGAGCGAACGAAAGCTGGATATAAGGCTTTTGCTAATGAGTACACGGTGTCTGATAACGAATACTTTGCATCGAATATAGATTGTGTTTGGGAGAAAGCCGGTAGAATCTGTCTTGGTGACATCAAAACTACGCTGCATCTTGACGAAGAGTATTTGAGTTGGCAGTTGTCAATTTATGCTTATCTGTTTGAACTACAAAATCCATTACTCAAAGTTGATAAATTGTTCGGCATTTGGGTACGTGGTGATAAACATGAATTGGTTGAAATTCCTCGTAAGCCTGATAAAGAAGTCAAGAAATTAATGGAATGCGAGAAGAAGGGTGAGCAATATCTATCCATTCTTCCTGTTCCTGCCCCTGATGATGACAAGTTACTTATTCCAATGCAACTTGTAAATACTATAATCGGAATTGAGGAAGAACTTGCAGATCTAACCAAGATTCAGAAAGATTATAAGGCAAAACTGAAAACTGCTATGCGTGAGAATGGTGTCAAGTCATGGGATGCCGGAAGATTGCGAGTTAGTTATACACCCGCTTCTACAAGTGACAATTTTGATACTAAAAAGTTTCAGGCTGACTATCCGGAATTATATTCTAAGTATATCAAAACAGTTCCTAAAGCTGATAGTATCCGTGTAACAATAAGGGAGGATAAATCATGAGTTTAAACAAATTGATGCTTATCGGGCATGTTGGCAAAGACCCCGATATTAGAATTTTGGAAGCTGGTTCTAAAGTGGCCACTTTCTCCTTTGCCACCACTGAAAAAGGTTATACCCTTGCCAATGGAACACAGGTTCCTGAAAGAACTGAATGGCATAATATTGTTGTTTGGCGTGGTCTTGCCGATGTTGTTGAGAAGTATGTCCATAAGGGAGACAAGTTGTATCTGGAAGGAAAGATAAGAACTCGGAGTTATGATGATAGCAGAGGAATTAAACGGTATATTACAGAACTTTTTGTTGATAATATGGAGATGCTTTCTGTTAAGCCTCAACAAGCGCCACCACCGCCACCTCTTCCAGAACACACCAATAATCAGACTCGAAGTGCGGTGAATGAGTGCCCGCCACCGCCACCACCGACCAAGGACGATTTGCCATTCTGATAGGTTATGGAAGCAACATTGACGAAGAAAGATGGCAAAATCCAAATGGATAAGTCTTTCGAGTTCATGTGCAGCACACTTCGTAATGGAGAATACACTGTAACCATTAAGAAAAAAACACAGCCGAGAACATTAAATCAAAATGCTCTCATGTGGAAATGGTTTCAGTGTATTGGTGCCTGTTTGCGTGAATACACAGGTGAAGAGTATTGGAGCACTGCTGCTGGAGTTCAGGATATACATGACTTGTATTGTAAGAAGTTTCTTGTGAAACAGGTTCATGTGAATGGTAAGGTGGAAACTATTGTGCGAGGAACAAGTAAACTTAATACTTTAGAGATGCATAATTTCATGGAAAGCGTGAAAATAGATGCGGCCACCGAGTTTGGTATTACACTTCCATTGCCTGAAGACCAGCATTACTTAGATTTTATTCATGAGTACCAAAACCGGTACTAATTAATCCTTTTATAATTTATGATTGCAAATTTGAGAAACTACGAACCCGAGACAATCGAGTTTGTAGTTCCCGATTCTATTCGGGAAAAATTTCCCCCTGTTTTATTTCAGGGTTCTACGAATGTAGATGAATTGATAAAGTTGGTGAATGAGCATTTCAATGCTACATTCCCTGAAAGTGAGGTGACACAACGTTTACTGGATGAATTTGAGATTTCCGAAATTCGTGAAGAGTATTGCATCAAGCAAGAGAATGAGGTCCCCAAACGCGAACGTGAACTGTTGGAAGCCATTGAACGTGCAAAGAAAATTAAGAGTGATGCACAAGACAGGTTAGCTTCTATTAAGACTGAAATTAAAGACCTGGCTGCCGAGGTCAAAAAGGGGACGAGGGAGTATCATCTTTCAAGTAAGAATACGATCCGGTTTGCTCTTGATGGATATTTCCTGTATTATTCATGGGTGAACGGTGAGTTTAAGCTTGTGAAAGCTGAAAAAATTCCTGATTGGGACAAACGTTCTCTTTGGGCACAGGAAGATCGAAACAGAAAAGCGATGCTTGATTTGTTTGGTATTGAATATCCTGAAGTAGAACGTCCTATTGATGATACAGAAGATTATGGGGACAAGTTCGAAGAAGACCTGTCTGATAAACTTCCTGAAGAAGAACCGGAAGACGATGAGTAGATTGCAGCACAAAAAAGGCAGGAAGTCCAACTATGTGAAGCGGCTTGTGAATAATCCAGATTGGGAAGAAGCCAAGCGTAAAGTTCGTATTAGGGACGGACATAAATGCCAGATGTGCGGTAAAGACTTTAATTTAGAGATTCACCACAAAACATACAGGGTTAACGGAAAATCAATCGTTGGTCATGAGCTTGAACATCTTGATTGTCTCGTTACCCTTTGTGGTGACTGTCATTCGAAAGTTCATAAATATCACATCAAATTATGACATACCAGTTAAGAGACTACCAAAAAAGTGCTAGTGATGCAGCGGTCAGCGTTTTTAAATCCAAGGAAAAGAAAAACTACGTGATAGTTCTTCCCACTGGTGCCGGGAAGTCCCTTGTCATTGCCAATATAGCTGCACGGATAGACGGGCCGCTGATAGTGTTCCAGCCTAGCAAGGAAATACTCGAACAAAATTTTGCGAAACTTCAATCATACGGCATATTCGATTGTGGAGTTTATTCAGCTTCTGCCGGAAGAAAGGATATCAATCGTATTACGTTTGCTATGATTGGTAGTGTGATGAAACACATGAGTTTCTTCAAACATTTCAAGCACGTTCTGATTGATGAATGTCATTTAGTGAATCCGGAGAAAGGAATGTATAAGGAATTCTTTGAAGATGAGCAAAGGAAAGTTATTGGGCTGACAGCGACTCCTTACAGATTATGTTCAGGAAGAGGTGGTGCTATGCTTAAATTTATAACTCGTACCCGGCCAAAGGTTTTCACTGATGTTATTTATCACTGTCAGGTGAGTGAACTACTTGCTAAAGGATTTCTCGCAAGTTTGAAATACTATGATATTACAAAGTTGGATTTAAGTAGAGTCAGGACTAATTCTACTGGTGCAGATTACGATGAAAAAAGTCTTCTGCAAGAGTTTGAACGTGTGGACATATACAAAGATATAGTTGGATGGACAAAACGTCTGTTGAACCCCAAATCGGGCATACCACGCAAAGGTATTTTAATATTCACGAGGTTTATTCGTGAAGCTGAAAAACTGGCTTCCGAAATTCCTAATTGTGCGATCGTTAGCGGTTCTACTCCAAAGGAAGAAAGGGCACGAATTCTGAAAGGTTTTAAAGATGGAAGAATAAAAGTTGTTGCTAATGTCGGAGTACTTACAACCGGATTCGATTACCCGGAGCTTGATACGATTGTTCTTGCACGTCCAACCAAATCCCTTTCCCTCTATTATCAAATGGTCGGTCGTGTTATTCGTCCCTGCCAAGGTAAAGAGGGTTGGGTTGTTGATTTGAGTGGGAATTTCCGGCGTTTTGGGCGTGTTGAAGAGTTACGCATAGAACAGCCTGAAAAGGGAAAATGGTGTATAATGAGTCGTGGCCGTCAATTAACCAATGTAGTATTTTAATTATCATGTGGAGAAATTACAAGAAGAAAGAAAAGAAAAAGCCTCTTTTCGAGGTAGAAGGTGTTAAGGTCAAGAAGAAACCTGATCTTGTCGATAAACTAGACAGAATATTTAGTTTATTCATCCGTTATCGTGATACGATGCCTAATGGATATTTTCAGTGTATTTCATGTGGTAAAATAAAGCCTTTCAATAAAGCAGATTGCGGTCATTACATCAACCGCCAACACATGAGTACTCGCTTTGATGAAATGAATTGCAATGCTCAATGTTCACATTGTAACCGCTTCATGGAAGGAAATATTCAGGATTATCGCAGACGTCTAGTTGCCAAGTATGGTGAACGAAATGTGCTGATCCTGGAAGCCAAGAAAAATGTTACTAAGCAATTTAGTGACTTTCAATTAGAAAAGCTGATTACTCATTACAAGGAAGAAGCGAAAAAACTGAAGGAAGCAAAAGGTCTGTGAGTTTTATTACTAATCGGAGTATAATCCCTTAAAATATGGAAAGAAATTCATTCATCTTTTATAAAGGGTGGAGAGAAGCAATCAAGGATTTGCCGGATGATGTCAGGCTGGAGATTTACGAAAGCATAATTGAGTATGCGACAACGGGAAATCTTCGGGGGTTGAAACCTATGGCAAATATTGCTTTCAACTTTATAAAGATAGATATAGACAGGGATACTGAAAAGTATATGTCTATTGTGGAAAGGAATAAGAGCAATGGTTCTAAGGGGGGACGTCCGAAAAGTGAAAACCCAAAAGAACCCAAAGAACCCACAAAACCCACTGGGTTATTTGGAAACCCAAAAGAACCCACAAAACCCGATAATGATAATGAATATGATAATGATTATGTAGATGATAATGATTCTCATTTAAAAAAGAAAGAAACTTCTCCTAAAGGAGAATCAAAGAAAGACGAGCTTTCTTTGTTCCCCGAGGAAAAGATTGATTGGGGTGGGCTAATGGATTATTTTAATTCCACGTTTAAAGGTAAACTTCCTGCTATAAAGTCCATAGATGCAAAACGAAAGAAAGCTATTAAAGCACGTGTCGCACAATACGGGAAGCAAGCTGTATTCGATGTGTTCCAATTGGTTTTAGACAGTCCTTTCTTGCTTGGACAAAACGATAAAAATTGGAGGTGCACTTTTGACTGGATATTCAAGTCTGCGAATTTTACTAAAATTTTAGAAGGAAATTACAATGGAAAACGAACTGATACTGCGGCCACAAGAAGAGAATCGGTTAGCAGTCTTACGGACCTCGCCGAAAAACTATTGCAAAGCTCTATGCCCCAAGAAGGTTGAAGATGTATTTCAAAGTGATGAACCTTCTATTGGCACTATTATAAGAAAGTTTGGTGAGCCGCAAGCCAGAGCAGTGTTGGTCATATTGATAGCTGATGCCTTGGAGTTTTTCAATGTCGGTAATCCAATGTCGGCTACACAAGTCGCTACTACAGTAGATTTAATCATTGAAGAATATCCATATATGAAAACTGATGATTTTAAACTGTGTTTCAAGAACGCAATGAAAATGAAATATGGCAATATCTATAATAGAATTGATGGTCAGGTCATCATGAGTTGGCTTCGTGAATACAATAAAGAACGTTGTGCTGTTGCTGATAATCAGTCATGGAATTTTTATAAAGAGAATTTGTCGGAGGAAGTGAGCTATACAAGTGGCTTGTCGTATGAAGAATACCGGAACGAACTCAAACTTAGAGTTGAGCAAGGAGATGAAGAAGCTGCTAAAGCGTTAAGTCTCTCAAATGAAATAATCTCTTATCTAAACAAAAGAGAAAATGGCAAACAAGAAGCAGAAGGTGACAATTTACTGGAACACTAGGCATATCAAACTTGAAGATATTCCTGAAGTGAAAAGAAGAATACGGGAGCGTTTTGGTATTCCTAATCACACAACTGTTAATGGTGAAACGGATTGTTATATCCGTGAGGAAGATATGGAATTGCTTCGGGAAACGGAAAAACGTGGCTTCATTCAAATACGTAATAAGCCCGCATGAAAATGGCGTTAAAATGGCGAAGTTTCTGTTTGCATAACTTGTCATTTTACGATAACTTTACTGATGTAATGAATTAAAAGTCAAACCAATATAATTAAATTATGGAAGTACAAAACATTAGAATTGACCTTATCAGTCCTTCTCCTTTGAATCCGAGAAAGACTTTTGATGAAGCAGCTCTTGAAGAGCTTGCAAGCAACATTGAAAAGCAAGGTTTATTGCAACCTATCACTGTCAGAGTTGCTAAATCCGAGGAGATGACTAACCTAGAAACCGGAGATGTTACCCCATTACCTTACACATACGAAATTGTTTGCGGTGAGCGTCGTTTCCGGGCTGTGTCACTTTTGAAAGCAAAGGAAGATGAAGCGAATGTTGCAAAAATCAAAGCCCATCGAAAAAAGTCGGAAAAATTTCAGACAATATCCTGCATTGTCAGAGAAATGACAGATGATGAGGCTTTTGAAGCGATGATTACCGAGAATCTTCAAAGAAAAGATGTTGATCCCATCGAAGAAGCTTTTGCCTTTGCGCAGTTGGCTGAAAAAGGACGAACTTTGGAAGATATCGCTCTTAAAATAGGAAAGTCTACCCGGTTTGTTTTTGACCGTATTAAATTGAATTCTCTTATTCCTGAACTAAAAGAGCGGGTAAGAAATGGAGATATACCATTGTCCGGTGCTATGATTCTTTCTAAATTGGATGAAGATACTCAAAAAGAGTTTCATGAGGAGGAGGAAGAACAATGTACTACTGCTATGATTCGAGAATTTGTGAGTAATTCTTTCATGGAGCTTGGTAACGCACCTTGGATTAAAGATGATTCCGATAATTGGGAAAATACCGATATTAAATCATGTTCTCAATGTGAGAATAATACGTGTAATCATGGTTGTTTGTTCTATGAAATGAATAGTAAGGATGCTAGATGTATCAATGCTGCTTGCTATGAGAAAAAACAGATTGCTTATGTGACGCGGAAAATTCAACTAGAATATGAACATCTTGTTAAAGTTGGCGAACCTCTTTCATTTGGAAAAACAGTAATTATCGCTAGACGTCCCGATACATATTGGGGAGAAGATAGAAAGGTTTTCTATGAAAAAACTTTGGAAGCTGTTAAACAACTTGGATTTGAAATAGTTGATCCTGATGAAATCTTTAGATGTAAGTGCTGGTATTCAGAAGATGATGAACGCACTTTGAAAATGCTTGAAGATGGAGAAGTTTATCGTTGTGTTTCATTTTTTGGACATTATTCTCCCGAATTTAACGTTAGTTTCTATTATGTTAGAAAAGAAACGGCTTCCTCTACTTCCGCCGTTGCCGATCTAAAAGAGATAGAAAGGGAAAAAATAAACGCCCAATTAAAAAGAGCGAAGGATATAGTCAAGGAGAAGTCTGCTGAAGAAATGCGCAAGTGGGCGCAAGAGAAAACATATTATCAGAGAACAAAAGAATTCTCTGAAAATGAACAACTTGTTTTTGATGTGCTGGTTCTTAGCGGTTGTAGCAGTACTTATCTTGAAAAACTGAATTTAAAAAAATGGAATGGTGAGAGTGATTTTGTAAATTATGTCAAGAACAACCAAGCTGACCGACACCAATGGTATAGAGCCTTTATTGCTGAATGCTTATCATCGAATAATGTGAATTTCTACTCCTATTTGCAAAAGTGTCAGAAAATCCTTTTTGCAGAACAATATCCGGATGATTTCAAAGCGCTCTCTAAGAAACTTGCGGATTCATATGATAAGAAAGAAAAGAAGCTCAAAGAAAGACTGAAAGAACTAAATAACGATAACACAGAGGAAGCCTAGTGGTTTCCTCTCTTTATTGACGCACTTATGAAAACGTGGACTGACGAACAACTTGCTATACTTGACAGTGAGTACCCGACTGCTGATTTAAAAGAACTTGCTAGGCGTCTTGATAAAACACTTAGTGCTGTTAAAACAAAGGCCTTGATTCGAAAACTTAGGCGCTCTCCGAGAATCTCGTTTTGGAATAGTGAGAGACTTGATAAATTGAAAAAGTTGTATCCCAATCATACTAATGAGGAAATAGCACAGATATTAGGTACCACTTATTCTGCTGTAAATGGAGTTGCATTTAAATTACGGCTCTTTAAATCTAAAGAATTTAAATTTCAATGCGCTTCTAAAAGCTTCTTTCCCAAAGGCCACCAACCGATGAACAAGGGACGTAAGCAAACGGAATATATGTCAGAGGAACAATTAGCAAAAACGAAAGCTACTCGATTTAAGAAAGGACATATCCCCAAAAATCATAAACCAGTCGGTTATGAACGCATAACTCGTGACGGTTACATTGAAGTGAAAACTGCCGAACCGAATGTCTTTGAACTTAAACATCGGCTTGTATGGATTGAGCATAATGGAGAAATCCCCCCTGGTTATAATATTCAGTTTAAAGATGGCAACAGGCAAAACGTTTCCATTGAGAACCTTTACATGATTAGTCGTTCTGAACAATTAAAAAAAGAGAATTCTTTGTATGCCCGATATCCGGAAGATGTTCAGTACCTAATCAAGCTAAAAGGAGCTTTGAATAGACAAATTAATAAAGCAACAAAAAAGAATGAATCATGACTGATGGAGCAATAGATAGATTGAAAGAAATGGTTAATAAACCATTCCTTTATCAGAATGAAGAAGTTGTAATTCTCAATTACTGTGACGGTACCGGTGATGATGGTACCGAAGTTGAGATATACTTGAATAATGGCAAAGTATTGGTATTTAGTATGTTTGATTTGGCTTCCAAATTGAATCGTTTTCGGCCAATAACAAACACAGTTGTCGTGTTGGCTAATGAACGGTTGAATAAGGTGTCTACAGTGAACCCTACCATTTTACAAGATTTGAGGAATTTGGTTCTTCAACAAATTAAGGATGTGAAAGAAGATCCTAGTAAAGTGAGCCAAGCAAAACAAGTTTTCCAAGGGGTTAATACCGTAATCAATCTTGCTAAGACAGAATTAGAGTACAGGAAATATTTAGATACAACAGACCCCTCAAAATAAATAATAGTATGCTGATAGATAAAGAATATGTTCATTGGTTTCGCATCAGAGACCAACCTAATAGAATCGTGTGAGATTATTCATAGTCTAACAATTTAACCCGATCGATATGATAACATTGAATAGGTTTGCCCAGAGATGCTTGAATATCATGAGGAAGCGCTTTAAGATGAATGAGCATAGCTCAAGAAAAGCGTTTAGCATAAGAATTGAAGCCGTTTGGAGAAAATTCGATATTGCTTCTAAATATAGGAGTGATAATCTTCCTAAATATTCGGAAGATGAAGAATTGGCAGCCGAGATGATAATTTACCTTGTTGCCTATTTAAAAAGATTTGGTTGTGAGGACATTGAACAGCTTATCAAAGATAAGATAGAGTTCGATGATAGAAAAAATGATTAGGTGTTGTTACTGACTGTTTGTGTTGTTGATTTTGTGTTGTTGATTTTAATATAGTTAGTTATGACAGAGATTATTCAAGTCTGCCTACTTGATTTTAATAAGGGGCAGCTCACGGGATTGCCGAAAAATCCACGTTTTTTTCGTGATTACCGCTTTGAAGCGATGAAGAAAAGCATTCAGGATTCGCCAGAGATGCTTGAGCTTCGAGAACTTATAGTTTTTCCCTACAATGATGGCAGATATATTGTTGTTTGTGGTAATTTACGTTTGCGAGCTTGCAAGGAGTTAGGTTATAAAGAACTGCCTTGTAAAATTCTGGCACCTGATACCCCCGTTAAGAAGTTGAGGGAATATGCCACTAAAGATAATGTCAATTTTGGTGAGAATGATTTGGACGTTATGGAAAACGAGTGGAATAAGGCGGAACTCCAAGATTGGGGCATCGAATTTGCCCCGGAGAAGAAAGAGGATGAATTTAAAGAGCGCTTCGATGCCATCACGGATGATACAGCCATTTATCCTCTCATTCCAAAGTATGACGAAAAACATGAGTTGTTTATCATCACCTCAAGTAATGAGGTAGATAGCAACTGGCTTCGTGAAAGGCTGGACATGCAGCACATGAAGTCGTACAAAACCGGGAAAATAAGTAAATCTAATGTAATTGATATAAAAGACGTTCGCCATGCCCTGCAAGATAGTAATACCAAGTCATAAACGCCATGACCGGGTGTTCGCTAAAAAGTTGGTGAACGATCCTATCATTTGCGTTGCTGAAAGTCAAGCTGACTTATATCAACAATTTAACCCGGAATGTGAAATTGTTACTCATCCTGACGACGTTATGGGCCTCATCCCGAAACGTAACTGGATGGCAAAGCATTTTGGAGAACTTTTCATGCTTGATGATGATGTCCATGCCTGCAAACCTATTTATGTGGAAAAAGGAGAACCTAGCCGGATAAAGGATAAAGATAAGATAACCAATATCATTCAGTCATTATTTGAGATGGCCAGTATGATGGATGTACATCTGTTTGGCTTCACCGCTCGGATATCGCCGGTAATGTATGATGAATCCGCTTTTCTTTCTCTTTCGAAAATGATAACCGGTTGCAGTTATGGAGTAATCTATAACAAAAACACTTGGTGGAATGAGGAAATACGTTTGAAGGAAGATTTTTGGATTTCTTGTTACATGAAGTACAAAGAACGTAAGGTTTTAACCGATTTGCGGTATAATTTTGAGCAAAAGAACACTTTTGTAAACGCTGGTGGGCTTGCTTCTATAAGGAATCAGGAAGAGGAACGTAAATCTATCCTCTTTATCAAAAAGAATTTTGGTGATAGTATTTTGCTAAAGAGTGCAACCACTAATGGGAAAGACAAAACAAAGCAGCTCGTTCAATATAATATATCATGCAAATTCAAATTCTAATAGTCTGTAAAAAAGGCGTTTAAATGGCGTCCATTCTGTTTGTCATATTCGCCTTTTTTAGCTAACTTTACTGATGTAATAAACTAAAAGTCAAACCATTAAATTAGAATTATGATTATAAGAACAGTTTGCGGATATGATTTCTTTGAGGTGAGTTCTGCAATGCAGAAAGCCATTAGGCGAGCCGACACCGGGGTAGCCGGCTTTTTTGCATTGGAACTTTGGGCGAGTGGGTACCGCGACTATGTGTGGAAGCGTCTGTTTACCATTAGTGCTGAAGATTGCTATGGAATCATTACTAAAGAGATAGAAGCATTGTGGCAGGGGCATGAGCTGGTAAACAAGACTGCTACTGAACCCAAAGGGAGGATATTTGTCAGTAAAGCTGTTATTCTCCTTTGTGAATGTAGAAAGAATCGTGATGCGGATCATTTGCAAAACTTCATCTATGATAGAAAGGATATTGATATAGAAAAGTGGATAAATGATGTCAGGCGTTATCCTATTCCTATTCCAGATTACACTTTCGATGTACATACACGAAAGGGTAAAAAAAATGGGAGAACCAAAGAAGAATTCTTTCAGGAAGAATACAAGGCGTTACAACCTCGTGTTCCTGGTTTATTCGATGATTTGGTTCAACCCAGTCAACCAAAGTTATTTAATGATGAAACCACGGCTAAGTAGCTGTGGTTTCTCATTTTTCATATAAGTCAAACCAATTTAATAAAAAAAATGAACACGTATTACAAATTTGCGCCAAATGTATTTTTGGCAAAGTGTGATGAGAAGCACGAAAAAGGTGAAACTATTGAGGTTACCACCAAGTATGGTAAGGAGAACGAAAGTATAGTATTTAACCTAATCTTCGAGAAAGATGGGTTTTACTATTACTCCATCGTTAGAGCTGACGGCTTTAATGTTCAAGAATGGGCTAAGCAAAGAGCGGAACGCAGGCATGAATGGGCGTCATCGGCAGTACAAAAAAGTAATGAGTATTTTCAGAAATCAAATAAACATCGCGATTTCCTTTCTTTGGGTGAGCCTATCAAAGTTGGACACCATAGCGAACGAGGACATCGCAAAATGATAGATGATGCCTGGAATAACATGGGGAAAAGCGTTGAGTTTAGCGATAAGGCTGCCGAACATGAAAGAGTTGCGAAGTATTGGGAAAAAAGGGCTAATACGATAAACTTGTCCATGCCGGAAAGTATAGATTTCTACGAACATAAGTTGGAACAAGCAAAAGAATATCACGAAGGATTGAAGTCCGGTAAGTACCGACGCGAGCATACATACGCTATGGCTTATGCCAATAAAGCAGTAAAAGAGGCTAAAAAAAATTATGACCTTGCAGTAAAGCTGTGGGGCGATGTTTAATAATCTGTAGTATCTCAAATAATTTACTATGAGAGAATTATCAAAAGAAACCTCATTACAAAGGGTAATGAGGGCTTCAGGTCGTGTACCTGTACAATGCTCATGCAGTGTTTGTAAACAACAATGTCATACGCCATGTTTAGGTACTCCTGATGATATTGAACGAATTATTGATGCAGGTTATGCCGACAGGTTAGCTCTGACGAACTGGGCTGCTGGTATATTCTTAGGGGTTATTAATATTGCTATTCCGATGATTCAGCCCGTTGCTGGTAAGGAGTATTGTGCTTTTTTCGAGAATGGACTGTGTATCTTACATGATAAGGGTTTGAAGCCCACTGAAGGACGTTTGTCTCATCACACAGTCAGGAAGGATAACTTCAATCCTGCTATGAGTATTGCTTGGAACGTTGCAAAAGAATGGCTGATGCCGGAGAATGAGGATGTACTTTCTCGTGTAGTAAATAAATTCTTGAATGCGAGGAAGCCATGAATGTGTGTCAATCAATACCTCGTAGAGATTGTAAGGTGTTTGCTAAATGTGGAGCAAAATCCTTATCACATTGCCGGCGGCACCGCGAAACTGATGAGAAGTGTAAAAGTTGTACTCTAATTCGTCGTAAGCCGCGTAATCGGATTATAGATGATTCAGGACGTGAAATGAAAAAATGTACCCATTGCGGAAATTACTTCTACTTGAACCGGTTCTACAATCGTATAGTGGTGAGAAAAGGTAAGGAATATCATTTGTTGACTTCCTGGTGCCGTATGTGTATGTCACAGATTAATAATCAGAGGGCAAAGAAGAAAAAGTGACTTGTCTATTAAATTTTTTGTATGAAATATTATGCTTCAGTCAGCTTTGGAAAGGATTCCTTGGCAATGCTTTTCATGCTAATAGATAAAGGATATCAGTTGGATGAAGTCGTTTTCTATGATACAGGTATGGAATTTCAGGCAATCTATAACACTCGTGATGCTGTTCTTCCAATTCTTAAAAAACTTGGCATTAAATATACAGAACTGCATCCGGAGCAACCTTTTCTTTGGACAATGTTTGAAAGGCCGGTTAAGAAAAGAGGGACCAATATTATCCATAAAAAAGGATATAGTTGGTGCGGGGGAACATGCCGGTGGGGAACGAGTGAAAAACTTCGTGCGTTGAAAGCTCACACAAAAGACGGAATTGATTATGTCGGTATTGCTGCCGATGAGACCCATCGCTTTGAAAAGGAAAAACGACCAAATCGGGTTTTACCACTTCGTGATTGGGGCATTACTGAAGCAGATGCACTCCAGTATTGTTACACAAAAGGCTTTGTTTGGCATGAGGATGGAGTAAGGCTATATGAGCTACTTGATCGTGTGAGTTGCTGGTGTTGTGGAAATAAGAACTTGAAGGAGTTGAAGAATATGTATTTGTACCTTCCATGGTATTGGAAAAAGCTGAAAGAACTTCAGTTAAATACCGATAGGCCCTATCGGCGTAATAGTGGAGAAACCATTTTTGATTTAGAGGAAAGATTTAAACGTGAAATGCAATAGAAAGAGTTATTATGATTCCCTTATGTATAAATGGAAAAGATTATTATGATCGAGAAGAAGCACTTGCTGCCTGGTTCGAGGAATGGTTAATGAAACAAGACTTTGAGCAAGATCTTATTGATCGAGAGCTGGAGCTTGAATATCGAAAGACTCATCTTGATTGGAACACTCCTTATGTGATGTATGGTGTTCGTAAAAAACATAAGTGTATCCAAAAGAATGAAATTGCCGTGTTTTATGACTTGTTACCGAGACAAAAGCGTGCTCGTACTGCTGAAACACATTGGTATAAAGTATTGTACAAGAGAAAGGCCACTCCTGAAGAAGTTGAGTCACTCAAGGCTGGGGAATATACCCGTAGATATTTGGTGTATTCCCTGTTTATTGAGAAGAAAATGACTCTTGACAAGGCTTTATCTCTTATAGTTGCCGATGATAAATTATTAGGAATTGCTGATAATACCATCTCTGAAATTGTAACAGCCTTTGAGACTTTCTTTAACCGTAAATTTAGAATTTATAAACCCGAGTTTACAACTCAACTTAATTTATTTACAGATTAATATGAAAACAACAATTATTTCATGTGTGATTTTGTTTGTGTTCCTGCTATATGTAGGACACTTTTCTATAACAATCAAGCCGTTCACAGTCCAACTTCCATACTGGCATCGTTCGCTCGGACTGTTTTTGTTGATCCTCTCTTTTATAGTGTATAATGCCGGTGAACATGCAAAAGGCTATCTTGATGGTTTAAAAGAGGGTGAGAGGATAATATTTGATTTGTTGAAGAAAAAGACCGAGTAAAATGGCGTTAAAATGGCGAAGATTCTGTTTGCTAAACTTGTCAATAACGATTACCTTTATAGATGTAAAGCATTAAAAGTCAATCAATATGAAGAGGAATGAAAAAATAGAAAAATTAGAAAGACTAGGTATTTTCAATCAATGGAAATATAATACAGAAAGAGCAAATGAGACATTTAATATTGAGTGTCCTGACTTCTCAATGACAAATGAAGAACGGATGAACAATTTGTTAGATGTTGATTGCTGCTTTCATCGGTTTCTAGCTATTTCATTCCCTTTTTATAATACTCCTGAAGGTGCTGTTTTTTGGGAGAATATTGCAAAAAAATAATCGAATTTAATTGAATTGAAATTATGAGTAAAAAAGATTTAATAGAGCAGAACATCACAAGAGTTCAAGAATATGTGAGGGAACTTATTGAAGATGCAAAGTGGAATAATGGTGTTTCGGAAACTCTTGAATCTACTTCAATAATTGTAGGTAATAGTGATGATATCTATGATTTTGCAATTTTATTTGCTTCTAATAGTGAATGTGTTTATTGTGAATTCATAAATGGTAAAATAGAGTACATTGATTGTGAACTAGATTGTGAAATATGCCAATTTGAAGGAAGACTAATTTTTCAATATATAAACGGAAGTTTTCATAATCCTACTAGTCAAATTATCGAACTGTCAAAATTGCTGATGAAAGGCGAATTAAAAGACACAAAAAGTATCTTTTGTTCTATGGTACTTCGATTAATGGATACTGAAGAATACAGTAACAATTATTGCAAATCTTTGGATTTAGTTCTGAGGCTGTTTCCTGAAATAGATGGAGAATTATTAGAAAAGGAATTGGATAGATATATTTAAGCATTACAAGGATGAGTAAAATGAATTTAAATGAATTAAGAGACAAAGCATATAAAACAGCTTGTGAACATGGGTTTCACGATCAAGAGCTAAGTAACAATCATTTTCTTTGCCTTGTGATTTCTGAACTGATGGAAGCTGTGGAAGCAGATAGAAAAGGAAGGCGTGCTAATGTTGATCGGTATAATAAGAAGATTGCTAACAGCCGCATTTGTCAAGGATTGGATTCTGACATTCCCAAAGAGCGCGGTTACGAAGTTGCATATAACGAAACCATTAAAGGTTCAATCGAAGAAGAATTAGCTGATGCTGTTATCCGCTTGCTTGATCTTGCAGGACTTCGAGGAATAAGCCTTGAACTTGCCAACGGAGATATTGATGACTGTATTGAAGATATGGCAGAAGCCTGTAAAGGCGAAAGTTTTACCGAATCAATCTATTCCATCTCTACACTTCCCGTTAGATATGACGGAATATTTGATTTTTCTACAGCCGTGAATGATATGATACTATCTATTTTCGGGCTTGCCAAGCACTTAGATGTAGACCTGTTTTGGCACATCGAGCAGAAAATGAAGTATAACGAACTCCGTGAAAAGATGCACGGGAAGAAGTATTAACTCTCATAACAAAAAAATGGATGATAAACGAAAACAAATATTGGTAGATTACATATCCTACCTGTATACGACGGGTAGGAGCTATGATAGCATCGGGAAATACATCAAATATGTGACTGATTTTCTTGAAAATTCCGAAGAAATCAATCGGCGCGGTTATTTGAAATATAAGCATAAAAATGCTGATGCTATGGTGCGCCATTCGTTTATGTGTGAGGCTGTTTGTGATTTATTGTCTTATCTTAAAATCGGATATGGCCGACGGGAAAAGACTGTAAAGCCTTTGGAGAAACTTGAGGTTATTTCAGAGAAAAATAAGAAACTGCTTAATGATTTTATAATATGGTTGACCGATAACAATGATTACTCCTCTCACACAATTGATGTCTATTATACCTCGTTGAGAAAGTATTTTGAATACGCCAATGAGCTGAATATGGATAATTGTAGACGATTTATAAAAAGCCTTGAAGAGGAGAAACTCTCTCCAGCCACCATTAGACTACGTATTACAGCCATTGAGAAGTTCTCCAAATGGGTGAAGAAACCTATTGAACTGAAACGACCTAAAATGAAACGCAAGTTGGATGTAAACAATGTGCCGACAGAAGAGGAATATAATCGATTATTGGAATATCTTGAAACAAAATCCAATAAAGATTACTATTTCTTCATTAAGGTATTGGGCACTACAGGAGCCCGGCTATCGGAGTTTCAGCAATTTACGTGGGAGGATATAGCGACCGGAGAAGTTGTTCTGAAAGGAAAAGGGAACAAGTATCGGCGTTTCTTTTTCCAGAAGCAATTGCAGAGGGAAGTAAAGGACTATATAAAGGAGACAGGTAAATCCGGTACTCTTGCTGTCGGGAGATTCGGACCGTTGACTCAAAGAGGTTTTTCGCAGCACCTGAAAGCATGGGGTAAACATTGTGGTATCGATTCGAAAAAAATGCACGCTCACGCCTTCCGGCACTTCTTTGCTAAAATGTTCCTGAAGAAAACCAAAGATGTAATTCAACTAGCGGATCTCCTCGGTCATGGTAGTGTAGATACAACAAGAATTTATTTACAGAAAAGTTATGATGAACAACAAAGAGACTTTAATAAAAACGTTACGTGGTAGCGTAGCCCAACTCAATGAGTTGTCAAATATGACTGAAGGTGTAGACGTTTATGACGCTGCCGGTTATGTTGATACTGAATTTCTCATGGAAGCGCTTTCCTGTGTCAATACTTTTATGGATGCGAGTAATATGGTTATTACGAAAATATCCTCACTGTTAGCGCCGGACGCTCCGGTTGATGAAAGGAAGAGTCAGGCTGATGAAGGTAAGAAATGGAATGTGGAAGAGATACTGAAGCATTGTACTCTTGAGGATAGTGTTCTTAAACTTCCGAAAGTGCAATTCAATAAGAAATCCTATGCTGAAGCAAAGAAATGGATAGAAGAAGCTGGCGGCTCATGGCAGGGAGGTAAGATACAGGGATTCACATTTCCTTTTAATCCGGAACGTGTGTTCTCCATCTTGAAAGAAGGTAAGCGATGCGATTTACAAAAAGACTTTCAGTTCTTTGAAACACCTGCTGATATTGCAGACTGGCTGGTAATGCTTGCCGGTGGAATTCACGAAACGGATACTGTACTTGAACCAAGTGCCGGACGTGGTGCTCTGATAAAAGCGATTCACCGGGCTTGTACTTCTGTAAAGGTTGAGTGTTACGAGTTGATGCCGGAGAATAAAGAGCTACTTCTCTCTCTTGACAATATAGTATTACTTGGTGACGATTTTACAAAGGACTTTTCCGGTAAGTATACCAAGATTATCGCCAATCCTCCATTTTCCGGCAATCAGGATATAGATCACGTGAGACTTATGTACGATCGGTTAGAAGAAGGAGGAACGCTTGCGGCTATTACCAGTCAGCATTGGAAATTTGCATCAGAAAAGAAATGTGTTGATTTCCGGGAATGGCTGGAAGAAGTTCATGGAGAAGTTTTTGAAATAGGATCCGGTGAATTTAAAGAAAGTGGGACAACCGTTAGTACGATGGCGGTAGTGATTCATAAGTAACAGCAATCCCTTCCGCATTATCGTATGGGATTATCAGGAGAAATAAAATATTAAGAGGAACTTAAAACAAATAAAGTATGAAACAGACATTAGAAGAAGCAGCATACGACTATGCTACTAATAAAACAAAGTTTAGAAAAGAGGTTTTAAAGGAGGTTGATCCAGATAACTATGTTAGTCGGAAATCTGATTGTATGGAAGATTTTCAATGTGGTGCAGAATGGCACGCAAAGCAATCCCCGTGGATAAGCGTGGAGGAACGGTTGCCGGATAAAGGTCAGCGTGTTTTAGTCGGATTTTTATATTACTATAAATACGATGATAGAGAAGCTGAATCACGTAAGCATATAGATGTATTCACGTATGAAAATGGTATATGGACTACTGATAGTGATATATCATATTTAGGAAAAAGTGTCGAAAAGGATGATATTAAGGTTATATGTTGGATGCCTATTCTGTCTTTCGATGAAATATTGGAAGCCAACAGAGATGTACTAGAACGGATTAAAAAGAAAGGAGACTGATGATGACAGCAAAAGAATTAAGTAAGTTAATCACTACTGGCAGAAAACTGAAAAAGTTTATTAAAGAAACTCTCCCTAAAATCAGAGAAGAGTTTCAAAGCCATAGCAATAGTGGAATAGATAAGCATACAGATGGATTTGGCAGAAGGGAGAGTATTCAGAGTATGAATATAAGTAATCTTTGTTATTCTTCTTTTTCTGGCAGTTATGGAAGTGGAGACACATATTCGGATATAGCAAATATGGATACTGATTTGATGCAGGAATACTTTATCAAATATCTGAATAGGCATAAGGATGAAATAATGGAGGGAGTAGCAGATTTAATGATAAATGATGCAAAATCAGGTCAAGAAGATGCTATTAAGGAAATAGACGAGTATAAAAAATCACTGCTAAAACTATTGGAGGAATAAAGAATAGAAATGAAAGCAATAACAATAAAACAACCGTGGGCTTCTTTGATAGTCCACGGTATTAAAAACATTGAGAACCGTACTTGGTCGTGTCCTAAGAAATACTTAGGACAGAGGGTACTGATTCATTCAAGCGGTAAACCTTTGAATTACGATAATTTCTATGATTCAATACTTACCAATGAGCAGTTATTGGCATTACCGGAAAACAAAGAGTGGAAAGATTTTAGTTTTTGTACAGGCTCCATTATCGGTAGCATTGAGATAGTGGATTGTGTACAGAATCATTCTTCTATCTGGGCCGAAAAAAAAGTTTATAACTGGGTATTAGCTAATCCTATATTATTTCCAGAGCCGATACCGGCTAAAGGGAAATTGTCATTTTGGGAGTATCCCAATATCAATTCAGAGGACGATATCTGCTTGTGTAATTTGGTTGTAAATGAAAGGAATCAAGTCGTTAGCTACGGAGAGTATTACCGATGTGCATACTGTGGTAGTAAATGGAGTAAATAACAATAATACAAAATAATAGTAACATAATAGTTAGATATGAATTATACTGTCAATATCTTCTTCATTATCAATATACATTTTGATGTATTTTCTTAATAGGGCTGGATTATTGGCACATTCATCTGTTTTAATTATTTGGAGATTATTTAATCCATATAAAGATGTCAAATTCCAATTTGTCATTTCTTGTAGTGAGCGTTTTATCTCAATTTCTGATTTTGCGTCTTTAGTGAATATTGTAATATTCTTCTTTTGAGGATTAGTGGATGAAGATTGTCTTTCAAAAAAGGCTTTAAAATATTGGCTGTCATTTATGCCTAATGAATGCCCAAATATTGTAATATCATCAGCATCCATTAAATCATATACCATAGCAGGAGGATTATATTGAGAATCAAATGATTTCTGTATGAAGTCATAGTTATGAACAATTTTCTCGTCTTTTGTTCCTAATATAATATTTCCATCTAAGATACATCCATGTACATAGTTTATTGTATCATTAAACTCCATTGCAAAACTGGAATTAGGAGCTACTTCACTAAAACTCGTGTAGTTAAAAGAATATATGACAATTTGATCATTTGATTTATTCCGCATAAAGGCTCTTGCGACAATTCCAGCTATAGAATTTTCGTTAATAGCTTCTTGCTGTACTTTTATGAGATATTGTATTAATCCATTTTTTATGAGTTGTAAGGCTTTTTGGTCTCGTTCAATAGGAGGATTTAAAATATCTTCATGCGAGAAACTGATATAACAAGAAAAGCGTGGTAAGATTAATATTCCGTTTTTTAACAAATTATTGACAATATCCACATTAGATTTTATACATTCATAAAATTCTGTGACTGGTCCATTTGCTTGAATTTGTTCTAAAACGTTCCTTTCTTTATCGTTGTATAGGTCTATTATTTGCCCATTATTGTTTTTGATTCTTATATAATAATTGTATAACTCATTCTCCAAATCATACCATTTTACAGCATCTAAATTATCGTTCCATTTGTCATTTAAATGTTTGATTAAAGGAGATGGGTAGTCTTTGGGACAAAATTCGGATTGGCAAAAGTCCTTGTATGAAGTCTTTCTGCCTAAACAAAGGTCAAATCCATTACCTATTATCAGAACTCTTTTTCTGTCTTTATTCATATTGCAAAGGTAAGGAAAGATTGTAATAATAAGAACTGAAATTTATATAATTGTTGAACCTTTGGTGTATTGTTTATTCGATACGCCTTTATTTTTTGTGATGATGAGAAAAATGATTGTAACCGGCAGTGAGGGGTTTATAGGAAAAGCCCTTTGCCGCGAATTGACAAAAAGAGGTGTTGAAGTCATAGGACTTGATCGAAAGTCTGGTACTGAAGCCACAAAAGTATGTGAGCTCCTGAAAAATGGGGGTATTGATTGTGTGTTCCATTTGGCGGCGCAAACTAGTGTGTTTAATGGAAACCTGGAACAGATCAGGAAGGATAACATTGATACTTTCATGCGAGTAGCTGATGCTTGCAATCAAAATCATGTGAAGTTAATATATGCCAGTTCGTCAACGGCTAATCCGGAGAATACCACTTCTATGTATGGAATAAGCAAGTATTTCGATGAACAGTATGCATCTATCTATTGTAAGGCTGCGACCGGGTGCCGGCTGCATAATGTATATGGACCTAATCCGCGAAAAAGAACTCTTCTCTGGTTCCTGATGGAAAAGGAAAACGTGTCATTATACAACTGTGGTCAGAATATCCGGTGCTTCACTTACATAGATGATGTCATTGAGGGGCTTATCTATGCGGTGGGCTGTAATCGTCAGCTCATCAACATCTGTAACGTCCAGCCTGTGACTACTATGTATTTTGCATCTTTAGTAAAATACTACAAACCGCTTGAAATAGAGTTGATTAATAAAAAACGAGATTTTGACAATTTGGAGCAATCGGTGAACCAGGATATCTATTTAGTACCTTTGTCCTATACGTCAGTCGAGGACGGAGTAAAAAAGGTATTCGCAGTGCGGAGAGAGGATAATTCTCAAAAAAATGCGGGGGCGGAGAAATAGAAATCCTATTAGTGTACAACCATTCTAATTAATTCCTGCATGTTGAGTAACTATCATTGTTTCTCCATGCAGGAATTTAATAACTTGAAGCTATGAGTAAAGAGAAGTCATTAACATTAAAACAGGAGAAGTTTTGCCAGTATTACGTTGACATAGATGGCAACGCAAGTGAAGCATACCGGATGGCTTACGACTGCACTAAGATGAAGCAGGAGAGCGTTTGGCGCAATGCTCATGCCCTTATGCAGAACATCAAGGTTACATCAAGGATAAAAGAGATAAGAGAAAAGAGGGCGAAAGAATCTGAAGTTAAACGTGAAACAGTTGAACGTGTGCTGATGGATATCATAACTTCTGATCCTAATGACTTGTATATTGTCGATGAGCTAACAGGTAAGGTAAAGATGAAAAGTCCTTCGCAGCTTCCAAAGCGTACCCGTAATGCATTGAAGAAGATTCAGAATAAGAGAGGAGAAGTTGTCTATGAGTTCAACGGTAAAACAGAAGCCGCTCGTTTGCTTGGTGCCTGGAATGGATGGGAAGCCGATAAGAATGTCAACATCAAAGGTGGAGACGGAAATAAAGTCGGTGAACTTCGTATCGGATTTGAAGATAATGAGAATTCGGAAGAATAGAACAATTTGAACTGCAAAATTCGGTATTCACCCTACGGAGAAACCTTACTCTTAGAACAATATGGTTATAAATTATAAGAAGCTAAATCCTAACGGATTTTATCTATTGAAGTACTTGAATGATGAGACTATCCGTTTTATCATTCTCTATGGAGGTTCATCTTCCGGTAAGTCGTATAGTGTGGCACAAACAATACTGATACAGACATTACAGGATGGTGAGAACACTCTTGTCATGCGTAAAGTAGGAGCTTCTATTCTCAAAACCATTTATGAAGATTATAAGGTCGCTGCGGCCGATCTTGGCATATCCCATTTGTTCAAATTCCAACAGAATACTATTAAATGTCTGGTAAATGGTGCGAAGATAGATTTCTCCGGTCTTGACGATCCGGAGAAGATAAAAGGTATCTCTAACTATAAGCGAGTTCAGTTAGAGGAATGGTCAGAGTTCGAGCATCCGGATTTCAAGCAGCTACGTAAGCGTTTGCGTGGTAAGAAAGGGCAGCAGATTATTTGTACCTTTAACCCGATCAGTGAAAGCCATTGGATAAAGAAAGAGTTTATTGATAAAGATAAATGGTATGATGTACCGATGACTGTTACCATTGCCGGCAAAGAGTTGCCGGAAGAACTTACCAAGGTCAAATCCGTAAGAAAGAACGCACCCAGGCAAATACTTAATCTTCGTACTAAGCAAATCGAGGAACAGGCCCCTAATACAGTTATTATCCAATCTACCTATTTGAATAATTTTTGGGTTGTTGGTAGTCCTGACGGTACGTATGGTTTCTATGATGAGCAATGTGTTGCCGACTTTGAGTATGATAGAGTTCACGATCCGGACTATTACAATGTGTACGCATTGGGAGAATGGGGTGTCATTCGTACCGGTAGTGAGTTCTTCGGTTCCTTCAATCGTGGCAAACATTCCGGTGAGCATAAGTATGTTCCGGACTTACCTATTCATATCTCTGTCGATAACAACGTGCTTCCGTATATCAGCGTATCATATTGGCAGGTCGATTTCACAACTGGTACCAAGGTTTGGCAATTCCATGAAACGTGTGCTGAAAGCCCCAACAATACAGTAAAGAAAGCTTCCAAACTTGTTGCAAAGTATCTGAAATCTATCCAATATTCTGATAGGTTATATGTACATGGTGATGCATCAACGAAAGCGGCAAACAGCATTGACGATGAGAAGCGTTCCTGGATGGACTTATTCATAGATACATTGCAGAAAGAAGGATTCGAGATTGAAGATAAGGTAGGCAACAAGAATCCGAGTGTTGCCATGACCGGTGAGTTTATCAATGCTATCTTTGATTGTACTGTTCCCGGTATAGAGATACACATTGACGAATCATGTTCGGTATCTATTGAGGACTACATGAGCGTACAGAAAGATGCTAACGGTGCCATTCTTAAAACTAAGGTCAAGAATAAAACTACCTTGCAGACTTATGAGGAGCACGGACACCTGTCTGATACGTTCCGATATGTCGTTGTGGATTTGTGTAGTGAGCAGTATATAGAGTTTAGTAACCGGCGAAAAAGAAACTTGTATGCTTGTAATGGCACTATTAATTTCTTCAATCCAGATACCGAATGTAAATACACTAAGAAGATTCTATATGTGATGCCGAATGTTAATGGGAAATTTGTCCTTATACAAGCGTTTAGATGTGGAAATAAATGGCATGTTGTTGATGTCGTATTTATGGATACTACTTCAACAGAAGATATACGTTCTTCTATTTTGTCCCATGAATCTGATTCATGTGTAATTGAATGTACAGATGCTTATTTCCCTTTTATCCGGGAACTCCGTTCTAGTACAAACAAGGAGATTCGTGTAATGAAAGAGTTTCCGGATGTAGATAAGCGTATTGCTGCAACATCTGATTATGTGAAAAATAGTATTCTTTTTTCTGCATCAAAAGTAGAATCTGATACGGAATATGTTGCCTTCATGAATAATCTGATGGACTATAATAAAGATAGTGAAACAAAAGAGGCCAGTGCTGTTTTGAGTGGGCTAGTACAGTTCGTTGTAAAATTAGGTTTGAATTGAATTGCGTTATATGTGATTGAAAATAAGGATGTTGTATTGTTGATATTATGTTTTCGTAATTTCAAGATTTTAGTGTTTTGGAAAACGGTTTTCCTTTTTACTTAGTTTTGCTCAAAAAGGAACCCAATGAATATTTTTTTTGATAATCTATTTGGAAAGAAATCTAAGACTAAAGGTGAAGTTGAAATAGTTACTTCATCTGAAAATAAGGATATAGATACTCAAAGTGGCAAGGCTGAAAAATGGTCAGTTGCATACATTGAGGACCTTACTAGTCCTATTGTAGCGGGCAGTAACTATCTAACGCTATTCAGTACGATACCTGAAGTCTTTTTCCCGATCGATTATATTGCATCGCGAATTGCAGGTGCTAATTTTCAATTGAAGAAAACTAAGGATGACAGTATAGTATGGGCGAATAAACGAATGAATGGCATACTTAGTCGTCCTAATTGTTTGATGCGTTGGAAAGAATTGATTTATCAGCACCATATTTATAAATTGTGTACAGGGAATAGCTTTATTCGTGCCGCTATGCCTGATGTCTTTTCTACAGCTGAAAAATGGAGATATTGCGATAATTATTGGGTGCTACCTTCTGATAAGACTATTGTAGAACCTGTTTACGGGAATATACCATTGTTTGGCATTGCCCAAACAGAAGATATTATTCGTAGCTATCGTTTGGAGTATGGTTGGAATGGTAGTTTGGAAATTCCTCCATACCAAATATGGCATGATAGAGACGGAAGTGCAGAGTTCTATTCAGGGGCTATGTTCTTGAAGTCCAAAAGTCGTCTTGCTTCCCAAAATAAGCCAATGTCAAATCTAATAGCTGTATATGAAGCTAGAAATGTGATTTATGTAAAGCGGGGTGGATTGGGCTTTATTGTAAGTAAGAAAACTGATGCTACCGGTTCAATAGCGTTGACTGACGATGAAAAGGAACAGCTTTTGAAGCAAAATTTTGAGAAGTATGGTGTAAGGAAGGGCCAGGTACCTTATGGTATTTCAGATGCAGACATTGACTTTGTTCGTACTAATCTTTCTATTGCAGAGTTACAGCCGTTTGAAGAGACTTTGGCTGATGCAATAAATATTGCAGGGGCATACGGCATCCCTGCCGTTCTTGTTCCGCGAAAAGACCAGTCCACATTTAGCAATCAGGCTACTGCTGAAAAGAGCGTATATTGTTCAACTGTTATTCCTATGGCCAAACAATTCTGCAAGGATTTTACAGCTTTCCTTGGTCTTGAAGGAGGGGGATATTATTTGGATTGTGATTTCTCTGATGTTGATTGTTTGCAGGAAGGATTGAAAGAATCCGAATACGTAAAGACAAATATAAATAAACGTTGTCGTGAACAATTCTCATGTGGGCTTATAACACTCAATGACTGGCGTGCTCAAATAGGCGAAAGTATGATAGAAAATCCCTTGTTTGACAAATTGAAATTTGATATGTCAGATGAGGAACTGGATAAAGTAAATCGAGTTTTTAACACTAAAAGTGGAGATGAAAAAGATGGAAGAGAAAATCAAAAGCCTTCAGTACAAGACAAAGGCAAATGATGTTGATGAGAAGGGTATCGTTACCGTTGCGGTGAACGGTATCGGTGTGAAGGACTCACAAAATGACATATCTATGCCCGGCTCATTCAATAAGACATTGAAAGAAAATATTGGTCGGATGCGTTGGTTCCTGAATCATCGTACAGACCAGTTGTTAGGTGTTCCGTTGAGTGGTAAGGAAACAGAAGGTAATTTGGTTATGGTCGGTCAGTTAAATCTTGAAAAACAGATTGGCCGTGATACGTTAGCTGATTATAAGCTGTTTGCAGAGAATGGAAGAACCCTAGAACACTCTATCGGAGTAAAAGCCATCAAAAGGGATTCTATCGATCCTTGTAAGGTGCTTGAATGGCGTATGATGGAATATTCAACATTGACAAGTTGGGGGAGTAATCCACAGACGTTCCTTGTGAATATCAAGTCTGCTACTGCTGACCAGGTAAAGGAAGCTGTTGATTTCGTCCGGAAAGCGTTCTTGCAGCATGGATATAGTGATGAACGTTTAAAAGGATACGATATGGAATTAAGTTTATTACTGAAGAGCCTCAACGGTGGTGCCGTTGTCTCATGTCCTCATTGTGGTTATCAATTTGATTATGATGCAGAAACAGAGCATACCTTTGCCCAACAGGTATTAGATTATGCTGCTGATTATCAGAGATGGATAACACAGGACATTGTAAGGGAAGAAATGGAGAAGCTCACTCCGGAGATTAGAACCCAAGTAATTTCTCTTATTGATTCTGTCAAATCAGAAAAGAAAGAATTTACTCAAAAGGGTCTACAAGACCTTATGAATTATGTAAGATGTCCCCACTGTTGGGGAAAAGTATATCGTTCGAATGCTATTCTGCAAAACACTTCTGAAAATACCACCGGAAAAAATGAGCCGTCTGTTGACACTCAAGAAAAGAATGACGGGGAAAATGGGAACGATGAAGTAACGATTAAAGCCGCTGATAATGGCACTTTACTCGATTTCAAGAGTTTGAATAGCTGTTTCGAGAATAAATAACTTAAAATTTAAATTTTATGCCTAAAAAATTTACAGTATCAGATTTTAATCTGAAAACAGACGGTCTGCCGGCAGAACAGAAAACTTTCATGGAAAACATTGTCGGCATGATGTGTGAAGTAGTTAACAAGTCACTTGAAGGATTTGCCTCACCGGAGGAGGTAACGAAACAGTTTGGTGACATCAATAATCTATTGAAAGCCTATGATGGAGAAAAGTTCCAGCAATTGGTAAAGGACAACGAGCAACTTGTAGAACAAGTTAAAACTCTAGGTGAAAGTATCGAGAAAATGAAGCAGAAAGGTCTTTCTATGGATACTATCAACAAGTTCGATGAGAAGTTGAACGAGATGCTTGATTCTGAAAAATTCAGAGATTTCGCAGAAGGAAAAACACGCAAATCAGGAGAATTTGACGGCTTCTCCTTGAAAGATGTCGTTTCCATGACTGACAATTACACCGGTGATTTGTTGATTACTCAACAACAGAAACGTGTTGTGACTCAGGTTGCCAACAAAAAGTTGCATATGCGTGATGTATTAACGACGTTGACTGCTGATCCTGCATACCCTCAACTTGCCTATGCACAAGTATATGCTTTCAACCGCAATGCCCGTTTTGTAACAGAGAATGGGCGTTTGCCTGAATCAAGCATCAAGGTAAAAGAGATACAGACAGGAACTAAGCGCCTTGGTACTCATATCCGTATCTCAAAACGTATGTTGAAATCAAGAGTGTACATTCGTTCCTACATCTTGAACATGCTTCCTGAAGCTGTTTGGATGGCAGAAGACTGGAACATCTTGTTTGGTGACGGTAATGGTGAGAATTTGCTTGGTATTATTAATAATACTGGGGTGACTTCTGTAGAGAAGATTATCAGTACAGCCATTGTTACAGGTGCCGCCGGTGCTGTAAAAGCTATTACCGGATATAACGGTGATAAGGATGTGATTGTAGAGTTTGCAGAACCACAGGATTTGATTCTTGATGGAATGAGTATCACGTTCGCTGGTGCCGCTGTTCTTACAGAACTGAACAAAACACACGCTCTTGTGAAAATGGAAGATGGTCGTATCCTTATTCCTGGTGTCGCGTTCTCCGGTGCTGAAACGGCTACGGATAAAATGACATTCAGTGTTCATGAAGCCGGCTTTAAGAACATTGAGGAACCCAACTCTGAAGATGTAGTGAAAACAGCTTTCGCCGCAATGACATATGCCCAGTATTTTCCGAATGCTATTATTCTTAATCCAATGACTGTTAACGGTATGGAATCAGAAAAAGATACGACAGGACGTAATCTTGGTATCGTTAAAATGGTTGATGGGGTGAAATATATTGCCGGTCGTCCGATTATCGAGTATGGTGGTATTCTTCCAGGTAAGTATCTTTTAGGTGACTTTAACCAAGCCGCAAATTTGGTTGATTATACCACTTTGACACTTGAATGGGCTGAAGATGTGGAGACCAAGCTTTGCAATGAGGTTGTGCTGATGGCACAAGAAGAAGTTATCTTCCCGATTTATATGCCGTGGGCTTTCGCTTATGGGGATTTGGCCGCATTGAAGACTGCAATAACTAAAGCGTAGGATTATGGATTACATACTTAGAGGTAACGATAAGGATGTAACCAATGTGCTTAAAGAGCAACGCATTCGGATTAATAGAGGGATGATTCAACTCATCCCTATTTCCGAATGTGGTCTTGTTACAGAAGAAGATGCCCGAAAGACATTGGAATGTATGCTTGCAGAGAAAAATGAAGAGATTGGCAGGCTTACTGCATCCATTGCAGAGAAAGATAAGACAATTGTTGAACTGACAGAAGAGCGTGAAACAATGAAAGCTCGCATTGCAGAACTTGAAGTACAGGTGCCTTCTGATGAAAAGAATCTTCCGGTTGCCGATTCAAAAGATTTGCAAGAGGAAGATGCCAAGGAGGTAACTGTTACAGATGATAAAGCCGTTTCCGTAGAAGATGAAAAGAAAACCGGGAAAGGCAAGACTTCTAAATAACTATCGCTATGTTGATTGATGTTTCATATTTTATGTCAGGTTCCAGGCATATTGAGAATGTTTCGGTCGCTGAAATGCCTTCGCCCCAATCTCTTGCTGTGAATGAGGTGATAAATGGGTATATTAAGGCATTTCAGCCCGAATTTCTCCGGAATGTTGTTGGTGTGACTCTTTCCCAAGCTATCACAGATTATTTGGAGCTTATTGAACGGGAAAAGGAGGATTCTTCAGATGAAGTTGATATTTCAGAAGAGAAGGAAGCCCCCCAGTCCGGATATGCAGTATTATGCGAGAAGCTGTGTGAACCGTTCGCTGACTATGTCTTTTATCATATTCTTCGTGACGCAAACACCCAGGCTACAATAACCGGGCTTGTCCGTTTGAAATGTGCTAATGAATATATAGCTCCTTTGAAGAGACAAGTAAGCACATGGAATAGCATGGTAGAGAAGAATAAACAGTTTGTTGAATGGGCTATGTCGAATGATTGTCCTTTCGATGTGAAAATAACCAAGAATCTTTTGACCCCAATTAATGCTTTCAATTTATGATAGATTTAGATATAACAGAACTGTTTGAGGAGATTGTAAAGGAACTTCCAGAAGGGCTTGAAATCCTCTATCCAAATGGGAAAGGGGGAACTAAAGTTGTGAAGTCCCCAAGGTTGAATTACATCTTCGGTAGCAGTCAATATATCAAAGATATTTTAGATGAATACAGTAAGTCTTCTGCCCAGTCTGAAAGGAAGTTTCCATTGGTTGCACTATTCACTCCAATTAGTGAGGATAGAGGTGACGCGGATTATTTTTCAAAAGCAAAGGTTTCGTTAATTATAGCATGTTCTTCTTGTAAAGAGTGGAGCAATGAGATGCGCAGAACCACATCTTTTAAAAATATCCTTCGGCCAATTTATAAACGTTTATTGGAAGTATTATATGAAGATTCTCGGTTCGACTGCGACTATGACGAAAAAGTGAAACATAGTTATTCAGAAAACTATTCATATGGCAGATACGGAGCCTATACAGATTCCGGTGAGGCTGTGAGCGAGCCGATTGATGCCATAAATATACGCTCGATGGAAATAAAAATTAATAATCTTAATTGTAGAAGAAAATGAGAAAGATTAGAACGTGTAAGGGTTCCCGGATGAACACTGGTAGTTCTGCTTGTAGCATTGACTGGAAAAAAGTCAAAGGTGCTATCTTGACAGAACATGGTGTCAAACTCCCTGCTGATATAACAGGTGAGAAGTTGCTCGAATTGTGCCATGCAGACCGTCCCGGGCGTATTTACCCTATTTTGCCATTTCTGGAGTATGCCAAGAATGGTGGAGAGCCCCAAGTTAATGCTGTAGGGTACGGTGCAAGTGAATACAACGGGCTTAGCGCTCAAACAGACACCTTCACTTTGAAGAAATTTGATGAGGTTTTGAATGCCCAGCTTCTGAAATGTGCCAATAAAGGATGGGACGTTTACTTTTGGAATCAGGATAATATGTTGATCGGTTATAATGATGACACTGATATCCTTGCCGGTATTCCGATGTCTACTGTTTACCCGACCGTGACACAGTACCCGACCAGTAGTGCTAAGTCTGCGATGACTGTTAGTTTTTCACATGAAGATGTGGAAGACAGCCAGTTGCACTTTGACTACGTGCAGTTAGACTTCAATCCCAAGAATTTCGTTAAAGGCTTGGTTGATGTTGTGTTTCAAAAGTTGGAGGCCGAAAATACTTACAAAATAGTTGAAGTTGTTGGTGGTTATGACCGTACAGAAGAATTTGGCAGTCTTATTGCTGATGGTGCTGCTGAAGTTATGAATAACGTAACTTCTGCTACATATTCGGATGGTATCATTACCATTGTTCCTAAAGCCGGGGCGGTTCCTTCGTTGAAAGCTCCTTCTGTATTGTATGAAAAAGGAATCAGAGGTATCGAGCAGGTGTCATGAAGGTAGATAATGTTACGTTCGTCGAGGTTGCTGTGAAGGGCATGACGAAGGAAGAGTTTATTAATGCACACATTAAAGTCGTGTGGCAGGAACTGAAGGAAGCTGACCGCAAGAAGAAGCTCTCGGAAGTGTACGATGCGATAACTAAGTAACCGACGGGCTGGGGTGTGATTACAGCCCGGCCCGTTATATTTTTACTGTATGGCAGATTTTGATGAATTACATAGAGTTATTCATTCCATTGCATCCGGGTTTGAAGAGGAATGTATTAGGTGTATGGAAGAACATAAGAATGTGCTCGTTGATTGCATTCAGGAGCAATTATATTCCGGTCTGGACGGTACTGAACATCTATTGAATCCTGATTATGATACTGACACCTATTTTAACGAGCCCGGTCCCTGGCAGAACCGTGCGGAACAATATAAACGATGGAAGGAGAGGATAACTCCACCTCTTAGAAGTGAGATGCTTTATTTGCCACCGCGTCCGGTTGAGGTACCTAACCTCTTTATTACTGGTACTTTCTATGATAGCATAACTGCCGATAGAATTGATTCCGGGCTTCGATTCTCAACGAAAGGATTTACGGACGGTAGTTCTATTGAGAAGAAATACGGTGAGCAGATTTTAGGCATTGGTGATACAGCTAAAGAGTACTTTAATATTATGTATCTCCGTCCCTGGATGGAACGTTTCTTTTCAGAATGTGGATATCGGTAGAAAATGGCTTGTAGTTGCGAAATAAAAAAGATGCAGAGTGAACTGGAACGTATCAGTGATCTTGCAAAGAAAGCAGCTGTCTTGGATGGTTGCATGTATGTCGTTTATCAGAAAGAAGATGGTACCTATGCTTTTGATAAACTAGGAGTTGAGATAAAAGGAAAGATTGTTGAATATAGACATTACCTGTAATTATGGCAGATTTAAAATTAAAAGATTTCGTTGATGAGAACGATTTGCAGAAATTGGTGGAGCTTGATAATACTATTGAGCGTGTGAGGGCTGATTATGTTAATGCGGCCAAAGAATTAGCAAAAGGTTTGAAACTAAATGTAGAAGGCGTTGCTGATCTTGAAAAGTTGAGTAATCTTTATAATACTCAAGCAAAAACGGCTGGTTCTGCATCTGCTGAATTAACCGAGGCTCTTAGAAAACAGTCTGAAATAACTCAAACTGTCAGTAAGAAGATAGAGGAAAAGCTAAATGTAGAGAAATTATCTGCTGCTGAATTGAAGAAACTAACCAAGGCAAACTCGGATAATGCTGCGTCCTTGGAAAAGGCTGCTAAAGCGGAAGCTAACTTGACAAAAGCGCAGAATGCCGGTAATACTACTCGTAAGAAAGCTGTTTTATCTGAAGAAGAACGTTTAAAACTTATCAGAACTGCTATTACCTTGACTAATCAGGAAGTACATAGCCGTTCACAAGCAAAGGAAATGAATAAGCAGCTGCAAAAGGCTGTTGATGTTTTGAAAGATACGGATGAAAACTATATTCGTACACTTGCCCGTCTTAATTCTACTATTGGAATCAACACTGATTACATAAAGCGAAATTCCGATCGATATAGTCAACAGAAAATGACAATTGGTGCATACCGGGAAGAAGTGAAGGCTGCATGGGTTGAGATACAGAACGGTAATAAGTCCATGCAGAATATGGGTATTATTGCCCGGAATGCAGGAAGGATGCTTAAAACGGAGATGGCTCCTGGGCTAAGCCAAGTTAGTGCAGGATTGAAAGGATGGGCTGCTGGATATATTGGTGCACAAGCTGTTGTTGGAGGGATTGTTAAGATGTTTACGCAACTGCGTGAAGGTGTTGGTTCCATTGTTGAATTTGAATTTGCTAATAGCAAACTTGCAGCGATTTTAGGTACGACGGCTGACAATATCAAAGAATTAACCACTGATGCGCGTCAATTAGGAGCAACAACGAAATATACAGCTGCACAAGCTACTGAACTACAGATAGAATTAGCCAAATTAGGTTTTACACGTCGTGAAATATTAGATTCGACAGGTGCCATCTTACGATTCGCACAAGCAACTGGAGCTGAACTTTCGGATGCAGCCGCATTGTCTGGTGCTGCATTGAGAATGTTTAATGCTAGCACTAAAGAAACAGAACGTTATGTATCTGCTATGGCTGTTGCTACATCAAAGAGTGCCTTATCTTTTTCTTACCTAGCTACTGCCTTGCCTATTGTTGGTCCGGTTGCAAAGGCATTCAATTTCCAAATAGAAGATACTTTGGCATTGTTAGGAAAGCTTGCAGATGCAGGTTTTGATGCTTCAATGTCTGCAACAGCCACTCGTAATATTTTGTTGAATTTGGCTGATGGCAATGGCAAATTAGCTAAAGCACTTGGAGAACCTGTAAAAACATTGCCTGAGTTGGTTGTTGGCTTAAAGAAACTGAAAGAACAAGGTGTAGATTTAAATACAACTTTAGAATTAACAGATAAACGGAGTGTCGCCGCTTTCAATGCTTTTCTTACAGCTTCTGATAAAATTGTTCCATTGAGGGACCAAATTACAGGCGTGGATAAAGAACTAGCAGATATGGCAGATACCATGAGTAACAATGTTAAAGGTTCTATTGCGGGACTTTCTTCTGCGTGGGAAGCATTTATGTTATCCTTCTATGATTCCAAGGGTATAATGAAGGATGTCCTGGATTTTCTGGCAAGAGGGTTGAGGAATGTTGCTACACAGCTGAAGGGGTATTCTGAATTACAAGATGAAGCAGACAATAAGGCTGTTGCCTTTGCACAGAAAGAGATGATGAAATCTGATATTTTGGAGAAGAATGCTAGAAATATGCAGAGGTTGTATAAAGAATATATAAATTCAGGAATGTCTGCTGATGAGGCGGCCAAAAAGGCTAAAGAAGATTATATTGAAACATTGAAGTCTCGTTTGGAATATGAAAATAGTGATTATCAATTAGCTATAGATAATCGTAAGAAATTGGAAGGAGAATTGAAAGACAGGGGATTCTTTACAATTCTGACCTCATGGAGACGCACAAATAATGTCATTAAAGATGAGATCGATGTTGCAACTAAAGCTGCTGCAGGTAAGAAGGCTATTTCATCAATAACAGAATCTCTTATTGAACAACTTGATACCATTGATTTGAAAGAGAATGGTGGTACAAAGGGGAATTCAGTAAAGGTACTTACTGATAAAGAAAAACGTGAACAGGAAAAAGCTCTCAAAGAAAAACTGAAGATTCGTGAAACTTATCAGGAATCAGAACTAGCTCTTATGGATGAGGGACTGGAGAAAGAACTTGCTAAAATTGGTGTTGCTTACTCGAAGAAGATTGCTGCCGTCAAGGGTAATAGCAAAGAGGAAATTGCTACACGCCAGAATTTAGCTAAGGAAATGCAGGAAAAGCTAGATGAGTTTACTATTAAGTATAATTCTGATCGTGAGAAGAAGGATGTTGAGAACGCTCTTACTGTTGTAAAAAAGGGGTCCCAGGAAGAACTTGATTTGAAATTGCACCAGTTGGAATTGCAACGTGAAGCAGAAATTGATGCAGCAGAGAAAACAGGTGAAGATGTTTTTCTCATTGACGACAAATATGCAAAAAAGAAACAAGAACTTTACGAAAGACATGCATCCGATCAGGTGCAATTAATAGCAGAGAATGCAGCGCATGAGCAGGAAATCCGGGATGCTGCATATGTTATGGATACGCTTGCTCTTAAAAAACAGTTAGCTTCTAAGGAAATAACCCAGCAAGAGTATGCAGAACTTGAGTATCAGTTAAAATTAGATTATGTACGTAAAACAACCGAAGCTGCAATTGATGCGTTGGAGTTGGAACTTCGAAACGAAAATTTGAGTGCAGAGGATAGGGCAAAGATTGCAGAGCAGTTACAGAAATTGAAAGCGGACCTTTCCCAGCAAGAAGCAGAAGCGGAAATAGATGCTATCAATAAAGTTACTAAAGCGGATGAGAAAGCACAGAAAGAACGTCAGAGGAATCTGAAAAAATGGCTTCAAACTGCATCTCAAGCAGTGGGTGCTATTGGTGATCTAGTCTCTACTATTTATGATGGTCAGATTCAGAAAATAGAAGAAGAGCAGGAAGCTAATGATGAGAAATATGATAAGGATGTAGAACGAATACAGAATCTAGCTGATTCGGGAGCAATCTCCGAAGAAGAAGCAGAAGCTCGTAAGCGTGCGGCCAAGGAAAGAACTGAAGCTAAGAATGCTGAACTTGAAAAACAAAAACAAGAAATGGCACGTAAACAAGCCATTTGGGAAAAGGCGACTAGTGTCGCTCAAGCTGGAATAGCCACTGCACTGGCAATAACTGAAGCTTTACCGAATATTCCTTTATCTATTGTTATTGGTGCCATGGGAGCAATTCAGGTTGCAACTATTCTTGCAACTCCTATTCCTTCCTATGCAGACGGTACTCAAGGTAATGATAGGCATCCCGGCGGTGCCGCTTTAGTTGGTGATGCCGGTAAACATGAAGTTATCATGTATTCTGGAAAAGCATGGATTACTCCTGATACTCCAACTTTAGTTGATATTCCTAAAGGTGCGCAAGTCTTTCCTGATGTTGATAAGGTAGATATCTCTAATTTTGATATACCGGATTGGGACTTTCCCACATTTTCACCGACATATTTTGCATCTTCTTCCGGTGACACCATTGTTTTCAATGATTATTCCCGATTAGAAAAAAGGGTTGATAGAACAAATTTCCTTTTGATGAAGAGTCTAAAAATGCAACGCCAAGATGCTTCTAACCGTGAATTTGAACTGTATAAGTTATCTAAACTGAAATAACTATGATTGAAAGATTAAATCAGATAACATTGAGTGATTTCATTGAACTTTCATGCGGAAACTATGCTTGTTTGCTTTCGGACTGCAAATCTATGTCCGAAAGCACACTTAAAGAAATAGCGTCTAAATTACTTGTCGAATACAGAAGTATTGTTAACCCTTCAAATATGAAGGCTATGGTAATGGACAAAGAGGATATGCTGAAAGAACGTGCCAAACTATTGAGTCTTCGTATTTGTCAGGCTCTTGTTTCTCTTGGCTTTTATGATGATGTTCGTCAGGTATTGGGTCAACTAAATGTAGATACCCGAAATATGAGTGATGAGCAAGTTATATCGAAGCTTGATTATTTACTTCATTCTGCAATTTTTGAGCAAAAACGGAATGAGGAGAGACGCAGTGAGGAACATAAAGGAAGTAAGGCTACTCCTGAACAAATTCGTTCTTCTTTTGATGCAGAGATTGCTTTTCTAATGACATTCTTTAAAATGAGTATTGATTCCCGCGTAATTAATGCTGCTGTTTATGCGAATATCGTTCATCAAGCTGATGTTGAAATATCGATCAGAAAAAGAAGCACATGATAATATTGGTACTACATATATGCTGTAATTCGATTAATTTTTAATTAAAGCGAATTATTTCATACAGTCGTTTGTACATCTCCTTTAGAATCACAAACGACTTTTTTATGAATAGAAAAAACAGCATCCATTGTATAAATAGGCATTTATACAATGTTTTATTGTCAGAATTACGTACATTAGAGACGAAGTGTAATCGGATAACAGCAGAAGTGTTCGAGGTAAAAAAAATGATTGCCTTATTGCCCCCCGATATAGGCACTCTTATTAGTTCAATCGAGCGTTCTGCTAAGGAAATGCACGAACAAAGTATCATGCACCGGAAATATGTGGAAAGGTGCATTAATGGCGAACCGAAGATACACCTAATAAGGAGGGCTGACAATGGACTTTGAAAAGGAATTATCAGAAATATATCCTTGGATATTAAAGGTGGCAAGAAAATTCTGCTGTTCCATGCAAGATGCTGAAGACTTAGCCGGTGATACAGTTTATAAGCTACTTGTGAATCGTGATAAATTTGATTGTTCTAAACCACTTCAACCGTGGTGCCTTATTATAATGAGGAATACTTATATAATAAGATACAATAGAAATTCCCTTATACATTTTACAGGGCTTGATATGGTAGACGGAAGTGCCATTTCTAACTGTACAGCTCATTCAATACTGTTTGATGATTTGGTTTCCACAATACAACGGTGTGCTAAAAAATCCCGTTGTATTGATAGTGTGATGTATTATGCTAGTGGGTATTCTTATGATGAGATAAGTGAAATCCTGAACATTCCTGTCGGAACTGTAAGAAGTCGTATTTCTTCTGCTCGGAAGTTTATACTTCAGGAGATTTCCTATTAGAGTTAAATAAGGTTTTAATTCGATTTCAGAAGAAAAAAAACTTTTGAAAAGTTATGCAATTACATAACTTTTGACTATATTTGCAATACCAAATAACATAAAAGTCAAACCAAAAAAAGTGAATTATGGAAACAAAGTCTAATTTTAGAGCCAGAGTGATGAAGTATGCGCATCACCTGCTTTCTACTACAAAAAAGAGTTGGAAATACTGTTTGCTTAAGGCATGGGAGCTATACCGGTTGGCAAAGAGAATGAGAAGTGGTAAGGTTAAATTCGCTTATGAGAAAGTGAATGGTAGTATTCGCTATGCTATCGGTACTCTAGTCAATGTTCCTGCTGGTGCAACTAATAAAGGTAAACGTATTACAAAACCTAGTTATAAAACCTTTTCTTACTTCGACATTGATAAGCAAGAGTTCAGAAGCTTCAAGATAGAGAATCTTGTAACTGTGTATTAATCATTGCATTTAATAAATATAGTTTGCAGGGTGAAAGCCCTGCAAAATGTACACAATTATGAAAATAATTCTGAAACAAGTTATAGGGATAGAATTCTATAGAAATATCCCATTTGTAGACCAAATCAAAGGTACGCCATTTCTCAAACATTTCTTTCATTTTCAGAAGTGTAATATGCCATTTTATACATCTTTTTGGGTTGAAATCCCCTTTATTGCTGTTAAAATAAAAGTTGAGAAATAATAGTTTGGTAGCTTTTGGGCTACTACTATAATTCAAAGTAATATAAAAGGAGTAAAATTGTGCCATATTTTGCAAGAAAACCAAGAGAAAGTATTCTTTTTAATATTTCTCGCTCGATACAGAATAAAGATAAATTTTAGAAATAATAAAAATATGAATAATATATTTACAATTTGCTATTCTGAAGAAGAAGCTAACGAAATTGGACATTTCATAATGCGAAAAGGCTATGAAGGTGTTCAAAATGATAGTTACAGATATTGTCGTGAAGCAATTTGGTGGGCTTTTAAAGAAACTAAAAGACATCATTCGTGTTTCATATATGTTGGCGTTAGAGGTTGTCAAATGATTGTGTCCAGGACTAAAAGGGGGCTTCGCAGGAACGGACTTAAATACATTGAGAAGAAACGAATGTTTTACAACTTATTAAGTAAATAAAAAGATAGCAAGGAGGCAAATATATGGGTGTAGCTTGTGTACAAGACATCTACAGATGCGATACTTGTAAATCTGCATCAGACGAATACGGAAGGGGATGTAAGCACGGAGTATTATTCCCCTTACTTCTCGTTATGGCAAACAGCCGTAAATGTGAAAACTATGAGTTTGACCCGGAAAAGGTCAAACTCCATTTACAGAGAAAAGAGAAAAAGATAAATTTATAATAAAAGTAGTTGTTCGGAATTTTTAAATGGCCTATAAACGAATAAAAAAATGAGCGAAATAAAGTTTAGATATAAATTTGATTCAACCGCCTATGTCGTGGATGAAGCATATTTTCTTAAAATGGAACGAATGGCAAAAATGAATGGTGAGAAAATAGAAAAACTTGCCGAAAAGAAATTCAGGAACTATCTCAATGATGGTATGAATCCTATCAAACTGGAATTTAGAATAAGAGGTGTTGAGGAGCTTGTAGGGCATAGCGTTATAACTGAATTGAATTATGGGGAAAGGGGTTATCCGATGTCTGTTCCAGAAAGGATAAAGTATGCAATCGTTGATGATATTGCAGGCTATGTAGAAGATAGATTTAAGCATTACAAAGATGATTGTCAAACACTTTTTGACAAGATGTATAGAAAGCATGAAGAAAGAATTAAAAAGAAAATTAGATTTTGGAAATATCTTTTTGCCATTACCTTTTTCATGTTGCTAATCGAATGTATTTGTAGAATAGTTCAATAAAAGAATAAGTATGAATAAAGAAGAAAAAATATGCACCATCATAAATGGTCATTTTTCGTATATATTAAAAGTAGACGGAATTGAAACATCGTTTACGGGTAGCCATAATGCAGACTACTTTGAAGAACATTATAAAAATCTTGGATACGAAGTCATTCGTATAAACCATGAATAAAATTATAGTAAAACAAAGAAGATATGAGCATAAAGATTGATAAGAGTGCGTATGAGAAACTAATCAAAGAGGATTTAGACTTTCTCAATAAACATTGTCCGAATAGTTTAGAATTAGACCATATTAAGTTAATTGTTTGTAGTTCTATTGATTGGCATTATCCGGAAAAGACTAAAAGTATGTGTCTTAAAGATAAAACAAAGGAATGCAACTTGTGCCACGAATGCGATGTATATGTTCTTAATCCGAGTTATTAATGACGTAAAACAAGATAGAAAGGAAATAAATTATGATATTCATATATAGAATAATTGCAGATAACTCTATTGTAATAATGCCTGGCGTATCTTCTGTTGATGCCCATAGTAAACTGATAACGGCATTGAATATGGTAGATAGTGATTTTTATTTGGTGGGTATGTTATCTCAAGGTGTTATTATTAAAGGTGATTTTCAAACTCAATATTTATGATGAAAACTTTTGCGGAAAGATATAAAGAAAGTATCGTGAATCTTTCAAAGGAAGAATTGATACAACAAAGGGACATTATACTAAATCATATTGAAGCCCAACGTGAACGTTTGCATATTGTCAGTAACGAGAAAAAAGTACATGATATTCGAGTGGCTATTAAAAGGGCTAATATTAAGCTTCGGGAAATAGATAGCTTACTGAAGAACCTTTGTTCTTCTGAAGATAGTTCTATATATCATTTATTGGATAGTCGGATATCCAGATTTATAAATGAAATTGTTGAAGATCCTAATTTTGTTATTCCTAATTGGTCTAAGTATATACTTCTGTCTGGAACAGCAGAGGAAGTCTGTGAGAGTGCAAATAATGGTGAATATGGTGAATTGTGTGTTGTCGCTGATTCTAAAGGTCAAATTATGTGGGAGTGGAATGGGGACAATGGATGGTGTATGTCTGATTAAATATTGTTTCTCCTAAAAATAATTATAATAGAGATTGAATTTGTATCTATTTTGAGACTAATTATCATTTAGGAATTATATATTTGCATCTTAAATAAAGGAGAATTTATGAAAAAGAAATTAGTTTGTGATAATGATGCCAATTTAAGAAAAACTCTTGCTCCAAAAGTGAAGAGAAATTTTCGTGTACGAAAAGAACAGTTTTCCTTTAGCTAGAGATATCGTTATACATATTAATTATTCAGATAAAGTGATAGATTAAAAATGAATCTTTATATTCTATATTTATGTTTAGAGAAGCAATACTCGAGGCTCTAAAAAAGAGAGGAATTACGCAGGTAGAACTTGCTAACCATTTAGGGATAAACAAAAGCCCCTTGAATGCTTTTTTGAAAGGAAAAGGTAAAATTAGTATGGAGAACATTGAAAAGTCCTTTTTATTCCTTGGTATAGATATTGTTTTGAAAAACAGATAGTTATATTGCATTTTAGCAAAGCATGATTTTCAAGAATTTAGCCAATCGGGAAACCGGTTGGCTTTTTCTATATATTTGCTCGTGAACGTTCAAAAGGAGTTAAAATGCTTTGTAAATATGTACTTACCGTTGATAGTATTTCTTATGATATTCCCAAATCTTGTATTCAGAATTGGGATGAAATAAAGTTTTCCCGTAAACGCTCCGGACTTGAAGGAATAACTAGAACCTTTACTTCAAAATTCCAGTTTGTGGGAGAAGCCTATGATCTCATATTGGAGGAGTATTTGAGCAAATACCTGGCTTCTAATGCTAGTATCACTGTTTATACTATAACTAATTCTCATACTTATGAAGAATTCTTCAGTTGTCGACTGGATTTCGGTTCATTGACCTATGATGGAAATACTGTTTCTATTAATTCGATAGATGATAGTGTCGCTAATATCATAAAGGCTAACAAAGGAACGCAGTACGAATATTCGGTAGATGAGATAAAAGATGTATATCAGCTTTATTATGATTCTGTAAGTATGAATTATAGTCAACCGCATACATTAGGTGGTAATACTGTAGAAAATGATGCTTCTTTGCAATATATTGTAATTGACAAAGGAATATATGTAGAAGCTATAACATATTCGCTTCCCTTATATATTTCAGGTGGTGAACTTCCGTCACGGGATTCACCTCTTGAGTTTTATGATGCACCACAGGAATCGAAAGATGATCCAAATGTATTTGTTAAAGCCTTGTCCGACATTGATATAGTATTGAATTTTAGTTTTGAATACTATATCAGTTATAGTGATGCGTATACAACTAAAGCTGAAATTGTTCTAGGTGGGCGTTACGAAGATGGTCGTTTAGTCGAGTTGAAAAGATGGGGGTATAATAAGGGGGATGTTACTTCAAGTAATCTGAATGAATCCATCAAGATTCATCTGACTAAAGGGCAGGCTTTATTTTTTGATTTGAAGGTAACATTTAACAGAGTTAATGCTTCTACTGGCAATATTTATTTTCGTAATTTCAAATTTGAGACACGCTTTACTTCTCGAGCTAACCCTATCTATGTGGATGCAATAAGACCTATTGATGTGTTAAACCGATTGCTTAAAAGCATGAATGGTGGAAATGAAGGTATCTATGGTGAAATAGCTTCAGGTGTTGATGAAAGGTTAGATAATTGCGTGATATTAGCTGCTGAAAGTATTCGTGGAATCCCCCAAGCTAAGCTATATACTTCTTATACAAAGTTTAAAAACTGGATGGAAACAGTTTTTGGCTTTGTGCCTGTGATCAATGGTGTCACTGTTTTTTTTAAACACCGGGACAAATTGTTTAGTGATAACAATGTAAAGGATTTAAACAGCAGCTTTTCTAGTTTTGAGTATAAGGTTGATTCATCAAGAATATATTCTTTGGTTAGGGTAGGATATGATAAACAGGACTATGAAAGTATGAATGGTCGTGACGAATTCCGATTTACTACTGAATATACTACTGGCATTGATATAACTGATAATGTATTAGAGTTGATTAGCCCTTACCGTGCTGATGTTTATGGAATTGAATTCTTATCGCAAAAGAGAGGCCAAGATACAACGGATAGTGAAAGTGACAATGATGTGTTTTTTGTTTGTGCCAGTACTACATTACATGATAATGGCGGAGTACAAACATATAAAGAGTATAGGCTTATAAGGAGCGGTTGGGAAATAAGTGGTGTACTTGATCCTGAAACGATGTTTAATACCATGTATTGGCAAGGAGGCATATTGCAAGCAAATGCCGGCTATATTGGTATGTTCACTAAAAAACTATCTTATTCTTCTTCTGACGGTAATAGTGATGTTGTTGTCAATGGTATAGGAATGAAAGATGATTTTAACGTTGAAAGTGGTATTATAACTTGTGGAGATGTTTCATTCACAACTTATAATGAAGATATTCCACCAACAGATGATGAAACGATTAAAATCTTAAAAGATGATCTAGTTTACGAGGGCTACATCAAAGAGGTGAGTAGTACAGTTGAGAGAAACGAGGGAGTGAAGTATGATTTATTTGTCCGTTCAATAACAAAAGCCTAGAAATATGATTATAAGCCCGTTTACCCCACTGTTTTTTTCTCCGTCTACCGATAAATTTGGAGCGAAGAGTAAATATGTGCAATTATTCGCACGTACAGACAGGATTTTTGTTGAATTGATTTTGACAGCCAAAGAGCAGGAGCCTATAGTTTACATTAATAATCTTTTAAGTAATATATCTACACCTGTATCATTAAGCTCATGGAAGATGAATGATGATAAAATTCTTTATTTCTATAACATTTCATTGCTTCCATGTGGATACTATACTGTAACAGTTAATGGGAATACGAGTGAGATTTTTAAAGTTACGGACGATGAATGTGAGTTATCAGAAACCAGCCTTATTCAGTATTCAATGAAAGATAATAAGCAGCGTCTTGATGCTGTCTGGTGGATAGATGGGATGCAATACTTTTTTGATTTTCGCGTTCCTGGTGGTTTCAAAGATAACGGATGGACGTTCGGTGTGGATAATGAGCAGTTCGTGACCTCTGATGAGGATATTGTTGAGCTATTCAGCCACGAATATACAACAGTATTATTCACGCTTGGAAATGGGATGGGATGCCCTGTGTGGTTTGCTGAATTATTGAATCGTGTCTTATGCTGTAATTACGTCTACTTTGATGGTGTTCGATATACCAGAAAGGAAAGTAATGTTCCGGAACTTAACCAGCAAATAGAGGGATTGAAGAGTTTTGTGTTCAATCAAATGTTACAGAAGGTAAGAACGATGAATCCAGTTTTGGAATGGAATAACCAGCTTGCTATGAGGTGTGTACAAAGCGGTGCTTATAGGATAGCAGATGATGAAGGAATGCGTAGTATCAAGTATGGTTCAGAAAGTGGGGTTGCAGAGGTCGGAGCATATATCAATATGACTAAGGCTATTCCTAATACTGGAGTTTCTATTAATAGTGATACTATGGTTACTGTCAACAGTATTCATCACCCAGGTGTTGATGAAAATTCATATTGGGATTTGATTGCAATCAAGACGACTGACATAGATAACAAGTATATTGGTAGAAGAGGTTACGGTAAACTTACAGTTAATGGACTGGATAGACTAAAGAACGATTTGGACAACGGTTCGATAAATTTGCGTGCTGTACTATATAAAGGAGATTCGTATACTAACCTCATTGAAGGGAGTGTAATCAGTAGGGATGGTGTATGTGTCTTGAAAGGTATTAACGGTGGAGATATTGGTGCTCTGAAGGAGTTCCAACTTTATCTTGATAATGTCTATGATTGCGACATAGATAATCTTGGTATGACCATTGAGCTTGTATGGGTATATGAAAATGATTAAAAAAGAGAATTATGACAGAAACAGAAAAACAACAGATTATTAGCCTTGTGTTACAAGCGTTGAAGACAAACAGTCTTACAATAGAGCAACTGACTGATACAACAGAGCTATCCAAAGATATGTACGTTGAAGTTAGTGGCGGTCGGAAAATATCTATTGATTTACTTTCAAGTACCATTGCTAAAATGGTGAATGGTGATTTTGATACATTAGTGGAGAATGTCAATAAGATTGCAAAAGATTTATCGGATGGAGACGCCGAGTTATTGAAACGTATAACAGGAGTGTCTGATAAATCCAATCCTTTGACTGACCCATTCAAAAGTATTGGCTCTTTTACTACTATTGGTAGCTTTAAGGATAAATTGAAAACAATGTATTCCGGGGATTCTTCTATTGGGAATTATCGGTGTATTTTATCTGTTGATTCGTCTAAGATTCCTGTAAATATACAAATTGAACGGTTGGAGCTTAATAAGGTTTGTCAATCATTCACTTCGTGTATACAACTGGCTACCATGTCAGACAATGCCGAAGGTGTATATTTAGGTACAGTTTGTACAATCTCACGAATAGGTATTGTTTCCAATGAGAGTGTTACATGGGGCAAATGGACCTCTGTAATAAATGACTTTGAGGAAAGGATAGGAAAAGCGAACGGTATCGCTCCTTTGGACGAAGAAAGTAAAGTTCCTTCTGAATGTCTGCCTGAACCGTTGTCTCTTGGAGAAGATGAAGAAGAAGCTTTCCCCGGCAACCGTGGAAAGTCTTTGGAAGATACAATGAAAAATATTCCTTCTGATATAATCAAACCGGGTTCTTTCTCCGTCCTGTCTGACGCTTCCTATCTCAATGTGTCTTTTAAGAAAGTGTCCAAGACAACCGGTAAAGAAACGGATGACAGCTTCCGTCTGCCTTCTGCTACCCTTGAACAAGCCGGCCTTTTGTCCGCCGAGGATAAGCAAGCCCTTGAGGATATGAAGAGCGGCACGCCCGCTGACGATGTAACACACCCCATCGTCATTGTTGATGAGATCCGCCCATTGAAAGACGGCTACTATACCCTTGAAACCGCTATTGCCGCCATTGTCTCCTATCAACAGGAATCTGGCGTCAAATATGAGCGAACGGGTCTCATCATTACTTACAAAACAGGCGAGTATGAAATGGAAACCCGGCAGTTCCAGGGTGCTGTGTCCGATTTTGCGACCCCTTCTCTTTGGAAACCCTTCGGGAATGGTGGTGGCGGTTCCGTTTTTGAAACTTCCGATGAACCGGCGGAAGGGGGAAAGGACGCCTTTTCAACTGGTGGCGCTTATGCCTATGTTCCGGCCAACCTCGACGTAAACGTGGAAACAGAAGGCATTGTAAAACTTCAGATGAAGAACGCTGCCGGTGAAACCCTTGGCGATGAAGTGCAGTTCGCTATCGGCACGGGTGGCGGCGGTCAAACTGGTGGTACCATTGTTGCCATTGCTTTCCAGTCGACACCTGTCTATGGCTCTTACGGCTCCACGCTACGAACCTTTGCCGCCATTCGTTCCGTGACCTCGAACGGTGTCGAATCCTCTGACAACCTGATTGAGAAACTGGAACTCGTAGACCGTGAAAGCGGGCTTACCGTCTGGACTGAAACCGTCAACAAAGCATCTTCCGGTGACATGAAGGACTTCTCCTTTGAACTGGACTTCACCACATACTTTACGGCTGCCGGTACTCGGAAATTCAAGCTGATAGCCACTGACGAAAGCGGCAACACCGGTTCCAAGAATGTCAATGTAACAGCTGTTGATATTACCTGTACCTGTGTGCAGGTGCTCAACTATACCCCTGAAACTCTGCTTACTCCGACAACTGAAAGTTTCAGCCTTCCACTCTATAAGTTCGGAAACAACACCTCTGATAAAGGTATCAGTGCCCAGGTTGACATCAAGATTAATGGTGAATGGCAATCCCTGTCTACCACCGTTGTAAATGACAACTACTCGCACTCCGTTGTAATCCGCCCTGCTTCCCTCGGCCTAGAACACGGTACCTATCCCTTGCGCATCCAAGGAACGGATGTCGCATCTGGAGTGAAAGGAAATGTCATCTACACGGCTGTCATGGTAATTGACCCGAATAGTTCCACACCTCTTGTCGCCTTGAGATACGATGATAAAAACGGTGGAGTAGTCCGACTGTACGAAACCGTAGAACTTGATGTTGCCTGTTATGACCCGTTGGAAATGACTTCACCCGTCAGCGTGAAAGCCAATAACGTGCAGGTAACACAAATTGCTGCCAGTCGTAACAAAACCTATCAGTTCAAACAACAACTGCAGGGCTACAAGGCTGACGGCACCGATACGGTCAACTATACTGCCGTATGCAAGGACGTGACTAGCGAACCTGTCCGGGTGACAGTTAGCGGTTCCGCCATTGACGCCGCCATAAAAGAAGGCGCCATCTATAACTTTGACTTCTCATCCCGTACCAATCAGGAAACTGACCATAGCATTGTCAGCGGTAATTATGAAATGAAAGTGGACGGTGCCAACTGGACTACCAACGGTTTTGGCACATTCTTGGGTGAGAACTGCCTTCGCGTAGCCGAGAATGTGGGCGTGTCATTAAACCATGCCCCGTTTGCCGGCTCGTCCATCGAATCCAACGGTGCCGCCATCCAGTTCGCTTTCGCTTCCAAGAACGTGACCGATGATGATGCCCTGCTCCTTAGCTGCTATGACGAAACGTCCGGTGCCGGCTTCTATGTCACCGGCCGGGTGGTCGGCATCTTCTGTAACAATGGCGTTTCCCGTCGTGAAGAACGCGCCTATCGACAGGGTGAAAAGATAACCGTAGCCGTGGTTGTTGAACCTGCAAGCAACTACGTTGAACGTGACGGCACACGGTATTCCATGATGAAACTCTTCCTCAACGGTGAGGAAGTCGCCTGCCTTGGTTATGTTCCGGGCGGCGGCTCCCTGATTCAGACCAAGTATATAACGATGGACGGCAAACTGGGTGATTTGTATCTTTATTACATGATGGCCTGGAACTCCTATATGGAATGGGCACAGGCGTTCAAGAACTACCTTGTCCGTCTGACCGATACAGAGGTAATGGTGAAGGAATACGCCTTTGAGGACATCCTTAAAAGCCAGACAGCCGAGGGTAGTACCCAAAGCCGCCCGTCGGCTGCCGAAATCTATTCACGCGGTATGCCTTACATTGTCGAATGCCCCTATGAAGGCTCCGATATAGAAGCACTGGACGGCACCACTTCCACCAGTACGAAGATATACATCACGCTCTATTACTTTGACCCCGAACGCCCGTGGCGTAACTTCAAGGCCGTGAGTGTCCAAACCCGCAACCAGGGAACCACCTCTGCCAAACGCCCGGTAAAGAATAAACGCTACTACCTCGCCAAGAGCAAAGGCAAAAACAAGGACACTCGAATCATACTACTTAATCCAGACGATACGACGGAGGAAGGACGCCGTGCAATAGCCTTGGCTGCCATCAACAAAGTACAGGTCGGTGATAATACAATCCCGGTCGATGTCATTACCGTAAAAGTCGATTACTCCGATTCCGGCAATGCGAACGACTGCGGCGCCTGTGAAATGATGAACGTTACATACCGTGCCTTAGGTGGTAACTATATGACACCTGTCCAACGTGCATTTGACGGAACATTTGACAGCGGTGACTTGCATATCGAAGACTTGCAGATGAACCACTCTACCGCCAATCACCCGGTAGCCACCTATCGGTGTAAGGATGACAGCCTGCAAAACGTCTATTTCCATGCCAAAGGCAACTGGAAAGAAGACAAAGGGGAACAGTTCGCCCTCGGCTTCAAAGATACCCCCGGCTATAACAAAGGTTGCCTGAATTATGGTGACTTCATAGAGTTCTTCGGTACTCCTGACGAAACTTTAGACGCAATTGAGATACGCTTCAAACAGACTGACGGACTCGATACGGACAGCGTGTACCTGCTTTCCCTGTATTGCGGTAGTTCGTACCGGATAATGAGGTATCAGGACAGCTCATGGAAAAAGCAGTCCGGTTCCATGAAGTATGAAAACGGCAAATGGAATGTCACCGGTGACGTCCTGAATCCAGTTGAAGGTTTCGAACTTCTTAACTACCAAGGTATGGACTGGTTTCAGGGCGTCGGTTCTGTTCAGGATATGATGGCCATGAAAACGGACAAGTCCTCATGGGTTCAAAAACTCGTGGATAACGGAACTATCTCTGCTGATACCTTCCCGGCATGGACTTACTACTTTGAATCGCTTGTCGATGATGACCAGCTCGCCATTGATTACGCTTTGGGTAAGAAAGTGCCCTATAACCTCTACCGATGGTTGCGCTTCTGTGATTCCTGCGATTACTCCAAAGGCGGGAACTGGCAAAGAACATGGAAGGAAAACCTGTATAAATTCGCCTGCCCAGAAAGTGTCTTGAGTTATGACATCTTCACCGACTACCTTGCCGCCACTGACCAACGCGCCAAGAATATGCAGCCGATGTGGTTCTTGGAAGAGTATGCTTCCGTAACAGACGGTGTGTACAGCTCCGAGGATGCCATGCGCATGTACCTGAATAAAATCTATGACTGCGATACGCTCAATAGCAAGGACAACGACGGTGGTTGCACGGTTGACGCCGAGGTGGACCCCAACCGGACGAGCGATGAAACATTCACTAACCCTTATGCTGGCTACGGCTCCGTTCTGTTTAATAACATCTATCTCCAGCAAGTAGTGTGGACTGACTCATCCGGTACGGAACTCTCCCTGCGTACCGTTGCCGCCGCCATGCGTAACGTTCAGGCGACCATTGACGGCGTCACCCTGCACCCGTTCTCACCCGAAGGAGCTACGCATTTCTTCATTGACAAACGGCTCAAAAAATGGCAGAAACTGGTTAGTTCTTACGACGGTGAACGGAAATACATCTCCTATACCGCCACCTCTGATGCTATTTACTTCTATGCCCTGCAAGGTCTTGGACTTACCGCCCTTCCGTCTTTCATCGAAAGACGTTGGCGTATTCGTGACGGCTATTTCCAAACCGGTGATTTCTTCAGCGGTGTAATTTCCGGGCGCGTATCTTCCAAACCAAACGCCACCATCCGGATTGTCGCTGCTAAAAACGGTTACTTCGGTGTCGGCAATGACGCTAGCGGCAACCTTTCCGAAAGCTGCTTCCTTGAAGCGGGCGAAGAATATGTATTCACCAACTTCTCACATGAGGAAGGCGCCTTGCTGTATATCTATCAGGCTGACCGCATGAAGCTGCTCGACCTGTCTGAAATCTCCCTGTCAAGTACGGTGAGCTTCTCCGCCATGCAACTTGTGGAAACCCTTATCTTGGGCTCTGACACCCATACAGAACAATCCATCGGTTCTTACGCACCGCTTACCTCGCTGAACTGCGGCGAAATGCCCTTCCTCGTATCACTCGATATCCGGAACACACAAATCGCTACGCTCGTTACCGACAAATGCCCACGTATCGCCCATATCAATGCGTCCGGTAGCAAACTGGAGAACATCACTCTTGCAGAGACTTCTCCGATTAATGACATCTCTCTTCCACCAACAATGACAAGCCTCCGTTTTGTCGGTCTTCCTGAACTGACCTATACCGGTCTTTCCGCCCCGTCCGGCCTGCAAATAGAATCCATGCCGAACGTCCAACGCCTGCGTCTTGAAACGTCGCCTCAACTTGACGCCATTCAGATGCTCCGTGACGTCCTCGCTTCACAAGCGGCATCCCGTAAACTTTCCATGCTCCGTATCTCGAACATGACCCTGAAGGCTGACGGCTCCGAGCTTCTTGCCATTCTCGAATATGGAGTTGCCGGAATGGATGAGGACGGCAACAGACAGGATAAACCGGTAGTCAACGGCACGTATGAACTGACAGTTATCCGTGAAACGGATGAAATCGAATCCCTTGAATCCGGTATTGACGGCCTTGTCATCCTTACCGTCATAGATGCCTACATCGACCTGATCAACTGGTTCAATAATGAGTCTTATGGCGGAGAACCGTACTACGATAACGTAACGCTGGACAATATCAATGAAGTCCTTGAATATTATAACGGCGAAACCTACGAAGAATATCTCGAACGCTTCGCTGAAGACAATATGGATATTAATGATTTAATCAACAAGTAACTATGACGAATGAACAAAGCGCAACGCTGCTTCGCTTGAATAAACAGGCACAAGTGGCAGCACTGAACGCCGTGGGCTTCTCGGATGTCACCGAGAATTCCCGCGCATCTGAATTTGGACAACGTATCAAGTGGGCTGCCGGTCTGCTTGATCTGCATCTTGCCTGTAATCGTATTTCGGATAACTCCAAGGCATACTTTACTGCTGCCGAATGGAACTCCCTTACGCTCGCTAATAAGCAACTGTATATCAAACGCGGGCTTCGTATCCGTGCCCATGGACACTCCTTCGTAATCGCCGCCCAGGAGTGCTATAATGCCGATATGACTACTACCTTCTATTGGGGCGGTCAGGGTAAAGCCATAGACGGCCTGAACCAAAAAGGACTGGGTGCCATGTACGGCTGCTTCACGGGTGAGGAAGATACCGACCTGATTATCACCGGCCTGAAAGACCAAAACAATAGCGGTGTAATCGGTGCGCCGGCTGCCGAAGCCGCCCGTGCATACCGTGCCTACACTTTGGAAAGTGACGGTATCGAGGATGAATCCAACTGGTTCCTTCCTTCATCCGGCCAAATGCTTCTGATGTACCGCTACCGCGATAAAATCAATGAGATGATGCGTACCTTTTGGAGTAGTGACAGTATGCTGATGACTGATAAATACTACTGGTCATCAACAATTTGGGATACTAACTCCGCCTGGGCGTTCGAACTGAATACCGGGCGTATTACGAATCAAAACAAAAATTCAGCCCTTCTTCATGTGAGAGCTGTTGCTTCCGAATAGTATTAACTTAATATTATACAATAAAATGGATAAAAATATCGCCAGCGCCATGCTTCTGCGCTTGAATAAACAAGACCAGATAGAAGCCTTAAAATCAATAGGTTTTACAACCGTGAATGAAAACACCCCCGCAAGCGACATCGCCAAATATATGCAATGGTCAGGTACGCTTCTTGACCTTTCTTTGGCTACGCTCCGGATTGAAGACGGTGAACAAGTCTTTTTCACGGCTTCTGAATGGAACTCCATGAGCGCGAATAATCGCTCCAAGTATATCCGTATCGGCATCCGACTTCGCGCCGAATGCCACCAGTTCATTATCGCCAAAAGCGACTGCGTTGACGCAGGCGGCAATAAAACGTTCAAATGGGGTGGCTACGGAACTGACCTACGCGGCCTGAAAAACTACGGCAGTGGTAACCAAGGACTCTATGATACCTTCGACGGCAAGGAAAATACCGATGTTATAATAGAAACCCTTGCAGGCGTCAAGGACACCCAGGGAACTGTCGGCGCCCCTGCCGCCGAAGTTGCCAGAGCCTATAAAGCCTGTACGCTTGAATCTGACGGAATTGAAGATACAACCGTGTGGAACCTGCCCGCATTGGGTGAACTTATGCTTATGGCCAAGTATAAAACCGAAATCAATGAGCTCATAACTTCTATGTTTGGTAGTCAAAATATATTTACAAATGACTGGTGTTGGTCTAGTACCGAATATGACGCTTCCAGCAGTTGGTACGTGGGCTTCG